CGTATTGTCTTTAATTCACTTAAATTATTATTTTCCGAATAATTTGTCAACGATATTAACAATGAATGCAACGAAGTTAAACCTTTTATAAGGATGAACTCCTGGGGTTACTTCGGGTTTCACCGTTGATTTAATTGAAACCGTTTTTACCACTGGATCAATCGAAGTTGAAATAGCTTCTGGTTTAATTTCAACCTCGTCAAATTCGATTTCAGTACTCATCAATCTATCCCAATTAAAATCTGGACCTAAATCCCATTTACCAGACTTACGATAATTTACATGAGTACATATACCCTTATATGATTTCGCTTCAGATGCGGACGAGAATACATTAAATCGCTCATCTTCATCAATAAATGTTTTTGGTATATCAAATTCTTTACATAAATAATCAAGTAAATCCGACAAAGCAATATACTGTTCATCAGTAAATGAAGCAAAATATTTATATCCACGAAATTCGTCATCAACTATTGTATATTCATCAACGTCACTAGTATTACAGTAAACATCTTTTTTACTTTTTTTCTCAACACCGTTTGAATCCGTATATTTAAGTTGAGAATAAATAGTTTCAAGGTTTTCACCTTTTTTTATAAGTGGTCCATAGTTAGATAGTTCAATTCCAATACTTCTAGCTGAATTTACTCTATTTCCACCAACCGAACCTTTACCTAAATGATATGACCAATATTTTGGATCAAATAATTCATAGATATCGCCCGAACGTGCAATTACATATGATACACTTACATGATTATCCTGTGCAGTCAACGATGCCATATCAGCACGTAGAGTTCCAGCAGTTGAATGTAATACGATCAAATCTTTTTTATTTTCAGTATTATAATAATATGAATCATATTTTGGACGTATTTGACGAACACTAGAATAACCGATTTCATAGGTTCCAATATCTGTATATTTAACTCGACTTGTGTTAATTAGTTTATCACTAAACTGAACTTCTTGTTCTGTAATTTTACTTACTCTCATAGGTTTCTCCATTTTTAATAGTTTATAAACCTTTTTATTATAAACTATTTAGAGAGGTTAATTAATGGCAGATAATGAAAAATACATAGATAACGTAACTGACAGCGAAATTAATGCTGATGATAATGCGAAATCTCATACAAATTCTTCTTGTAAACAAGAGAAAAAATCAGATACAGATACAACAGAATCTGAGTTTAAACCTGTCGAAAAGGTTAAAACACCCACTAAAACGACTAAAAAAGCATCTAAATCTAAAGTAGTTGCGAGTCCATCCGAAATGTTAGAGAAAATTGAAAGTCGTCCGCAAATGCAACCACCAATTAGAGTTCCACGTGTAAAAAAAAGTGCTCGTAAAAAAGCGGTTAAAGTTAATACAAAAACTATTAATCGTGTAGTTCGCTTTTTTTAAAAATACAGATTGACAAAATACAATAACTTTCTATATTAGTAGAAACAACAAGGAGTTCTACTATGAAAATTATTCTTATTTTAATTAGCATATTACTTACATCTGCAACCGCAGGTAATTTTAAAATAACCGTTAGTGACTACGAAGCAGACACAAATACAGTCGAAACAGCAAAAAAAATTGTAAACGAATTGGCTCCATTACTAGATAAGCCATTAAACTGGTGTACCATAGAACCTACAGGTTCAACCAGAGCGTTACGCAAAGGACCAACATCAACTAAAGTACTTATGGAATTTACAGTAAAATGTGATTTCAGTGAAACTCGAAAAACATTGAAAAATATATGGAATAAATATGATACATTTCTATATGCACATGGAAATATTGTAGACGCTGTAATGGAACGTCAGTATCCTGATTATAATTTAGTGTGGGGGCGTTCAATGAGTGATTATTATTTCATTCAAATAAAACTATTGAACCACTTTGGTGGATCAAATTCATTTAATAATAACTGTTTATTCTTTCGTTTATCAATTAATGATGATTTTGAAACTATTCCAATGCGAGTAGCAATGCCCGGTTCACTGGCTAAAATCATTCCAACAAATGGCATCTCAAGTCACCCACCAGCTACGAATTATACATTCTTAATTGATATTCCAAATAAAATATTGGATGAAGGTGAACTTGATATTAAACTTGACCGTGTATGGCATTTATCTGTTAACGAACAATATAAAACAACTTATTAAAAAAGGGAGTAATTTTACAACCACTCCCCTCACCAAGTCCAAAAGACTAATCTTTGACTGGGACATACTCTTTCTTGAGTACTTCTTTATATATTCGAATTCTTGAAGCCCGAATCAAATCCATATCACGTTTATAATAGGTTGGATAATAAACTTCACTTAAATAACCTTCTTTCTTCACAGTGTAATGATTACCATGTAACTCAATACCCTTATAAAAGAGCTTACGAAGCGATTGGGCAGTCGATCTTACATCAAGTAGTAGTCTTAGTCGATGCGTATTCAAATAGCGTATAACAACGCCTCTAATAGCTTTATCTGATTTACCTTTACTTATAAATTGAATAATCTTAGTAATAGCCTTATCCATTTTAACACGATCACTAGCACAGTTTTTTTCGTCCGATAGACGAAGAAGTGTAATCATTTTAACATTTAAATAATTTAAATTAAAATCATCTTTATGTTCATTTATTATATTTAATGCTTCATCATAGAAATTAGCTGTAATACCAGTTTCATCACATCCAATCAATGAAATTAAATGGTTAATTGGTTCTATTCCAAGTTTACTTACACGGTTAAGTATAGCTTTATTTGCCGACGCAGGTTTACCATCGATAGACGCTTTTACATAATACATCGGTGTACTTTTACTTAAATCGTACCCATAAAAAATATGGAACTTGGTGCCCTTTTTATTAGAAACTTTCAGAGAGAACTCTCGTAGCGTTATTCGTGTGTCCATTATAATAAGACTCCTTTATATAATTGTTATAATATATCTGCATTTGCACTTGTATCTTGTGGTTCATCCGCAAGATTAATTGTAGTTGGATATTCAACCAGCACTTTTTTACCATCATCATCCTCTTCTTTATGTTTAAGATAGATGTAAGCGGTTTTACCATCTTCGTCACTAATCTCTTTTTTGAAATGGAAATTATATTCAAACGAATCAATTCCTTCAACATTTTTTTTAGTAACTTCAATTTTTTGAAGTCGTGCGTGAAATTCCATCTCATCAAATTCAACTAAATAATAATTGGGGTGGTAGTTAGCTACATCAAATGTCATTTTGCTCCACATTACCGGGTATGCAAATACATTCTGAATGTGTGTAGTGTCTAAAGCCTTTTCAAAGTGACCCATTAGTCTTTGGATATCACCGTAATTAGTATGCTTAATAACTATTTGTACACATGGTTCATTATCACCACTTGGTGGGATATTAGTGTACTTGGTTAAAATTCCACGAAATTCTTTACCGATCATTAGAAAAACTCCTTTATTTTTGGGTTTGGGGATTTATTTTATTAAATATAGCAAACCATTCATGAATAACGGAATTTTTTATAAACTATTACTAGAAACATATTAGGATATTATGAAAGCACGTAAAATTGCAGGAATTCGATTAGTTAATTACATACATGATAGTATTAATTGGAAAGACCATAAAGACATTGTATTAGACTTTTGGATAGCATTCAAATGTCGTGAAGGTGGATACTATCCAAAACAATTTGCCGATATGTATATTGTTGAAGAATTGCCAATAGAAGCCCAAAAAATATATGAATCATGGTTCAATGAATTTGATTTTCAAAATGAAGATGATAAAGACTGGATCAATTTTATTAATGGAACCCTTAATATATTCTACCACACGGAAGATCCACAAGAGATGGATGAAGATATCTGGTATATAGATCTAATGCAATCCGAAGTAAAAGCTCGTGAAATAGTAGAAGAGCAAACATATCATGGTAATCCTAATATAAATAATTTCTGGCGACTTGATACTAATTCAAAGCCCGAAGAAGTTGGTGGTAGACGTAATGGATACTTATTTACATCCGAACTTGTCGAAGTTGATCCAAGTGATACTAAAGGTTATTTTTGGGCGGTAGCATTTCAATGTATTGAAACTGTTAAACTATACTTCAGAGACGGTGAAGTTAAAAAAAGTAAATGTATCAACTGGGCTGCAAATTGTGACCACATGACGTTATTAAAAATTACAGGTGACGGAAGATTTAAAATTGAACCGGTAAATGTTAAAGGTAAAGTATGGCGTAGTGACCGTCAAGTACCACAAACATCAATACCAACAACTCCCTTATCAGGACGAACACTCGTTAAACATATTAAAACCAATTTCTATGATATGTACGGGGTATGGGATGAAATTGACGGTGAAATAAAAATGGATAATGAAGCATCAAACCAACGTAAAAATGCTGTTAACACTATGAGTGATGAAGAAGTTAAAATAAGTAAAGTACTTGATAAAACTGTCGATGAATTTATAATCGATGGTAACGTATCACATGAAAAACGTGAACGTAATAAAAAAATTCGTCAAGCTATTCGTGATAAAAATAAACTGCGTGAACGTGAAATAAAGAAAAAGATGCGTGAACTTGAAAAATCTAAAACCAAGCAAGATGGTAGAGATCACGACAAACTTAATGCGTTAAAAATCTAATTAAAACATATTATAAACTATAACAAAGAGTTACAGGACTAAATTACAATGAACAAATTTGAACTACCTAAAAATTCAGACTTTGAAAAGATTCTAAAAAAGAATCTTGAGTATACTAACCCACTTGAAATGAAACAAAAAGAAGTGAGTGGTAAAAAAACAATTTTCCCTTTCTGGAAACCAGTCGATAGTGAAGGTGCCGAAGTATTTTATGATTACGACGCATATTTATCTAAAAAGGAACAGAAATTACGTTCAGCCCCAAAAGATAATACAGGTGCAGTTAAACCCAAATCTACATTTAAAACTAATGCCAATGGTAGTATTGATGTAAAAGACACTTATGAAGACAACAGTATTATAGGTAAAATGAATGGATTAATCACTAAAATGAATAATACTAATCTATCCGATAAAACTGGTGTTGTTAAACCACAAGCAGAAGATATGTCTAAAGGTACAGTTAAACCGCAGACTACTCAAGATGGAATTGAAACAACTGTTAAAACAGATTCAAATGCAGCTAAACCTAAAGGTGATAATGTAGGTGTTGTTAAACCTAAATCTGAAGGGATGCCTAAAAATACAACTAAACCTATAACTACACAAGACGGAATTCCAACAACTGTTAAGGAAGAATCCTTTGCAGCTAAACCTAAAGGTGATAATGTAGGTACGGTTAAACCTAAAACTGAAGATAAAAAAGTCAAAAAAGTAAAACCAACTACAACATCAGATACAACCGAACCTGTAATTGTTGAAAAATCAAACGCAGCTAAACCTAAAGGTGATAATGTAGGTGTAGTAAAACCTCAAGCATCATTTGACGTGAATGCCAATATGGTTGACTTTACTCGATATATGAAATAAATTTATATATGTATAATATTTTTTAAACCCCGTATTTGGGGTTTTTTTATTCATCAGATGAACAACAAGGTTTTAATTCGGTATCACCATGAGTGTCACCTTCACCAGGACCCCAACCACCAATTTTTGATGGGTTGTAGGTTCCCATAGTTATTTCAGATGGACCTTTTTCAAAAGTTCCACCACATAGGGTTTTATCAATATGTTCGCATTCTTCGCTCATTATAAGGCTCCTTATTAATAACTAGTTTATAAACTGTAAGTGAGGAAATCATGGAACATAATAATTTTACACAAATTGTAACAGATATGCCAAGACGTGCAAAAAAAAGAAATAGAAATAGAAATAGAAATGCTAATAACTTAGCACTTAACGTATTCCCACCACATAAGGCTAATCCCGTTATGGCTATGGGTGAAGCTAGTGATAAATTCGTATATGAATATAGTTGTGCTATGTTAAATATTAGTGATGACATTGCGACTAAAATGTGTGATTGGGCCAAAGAGAATATTCCAGAAGATGCATTATACATAGATGAAGACACAGGAATGGACGGTTATGAAGACACTCCACACGTAACGATTAAATATGGATTACACGACGTTGAACCTACAACTTTACAAAAATTAGTTGACGGATATGGCCCAGTTAAATTTAAACTTGGTTTAATTGAAAAATTCGATACTAATCCCAAGTTTGATGTATTGAAAATTACAGTTGATAGTAAATCTCTACGAAAACTTAATGAACATATTAGTAATAATATGGAATATACAGATACATTTGATGAATATAAACCACATGCAACTCTTGCTTATGTTAAGAAAAACTCATGCGATAATTTAATTTCAAATAGTTTTTTTGATAAACTAGAAGATGAAATATATGAAATCTATTTCACCTCCAAAACAGGAGATGAGTATTTTATAGATCTCTAAGGTATTATTATGGACGGACCATTACAAGATAGAAATTTAGGCAGAATGCATCAAGGAACCGCTCGGTGTGAGATCGGTCCTATTCCTGTATCATATGATCAGGAAGACGCACCAACATCAGAATCAGTCAATGGAAGCATCACTGCATTTGTAGCTCCAGGTTTATCTCAGAAATATAAACTCGATGGTAATTACAAAGCAATGGTTCACATTCCTATTACAGAAGATAATGAATATTATGATAAATTATTAACAATCAATATGATTGGTGATGATCGAATGGAAAACTATTGGACTCTTTATAGATATATGCAAACCATACAAAGTGGTCAAACCGACGCATTCCCAGTAACCGATCCTAATCATCGAGTAATTGGTGACGATGGACATTATCGAAACAGAAGAACATGGATACCATATATCAATATTCACATGGCCGATGATTCATACCAAAAACACCAAATTGTTAAATTTGCTAGATGTTATCCAGTTGAAATAGAACAATTAAATCTTAATTTTATGGGACCAGACCCAGTTAAATTTACAGTAAGCTTTGTTTATTCGTTAGTAACAATCGAACGTCAAGATCCACCTAACGAAATAGATCCAGTTAATTGTATTGTGGAGTAACAATTTATGCCAGTAGTACATTCATTAGAAAAAACAATGGAAAATCGTGTAACCGAATTCTATGGAAAATCTAGTATATATAGACCAAATAAATTCCTTGTTGGATTTTATGGTGAATACGTAGACCAAGCAATTAAAAAATTAGAAAGTGATACTAGAACCGAACGTAACCCAAATAATCAATATAATGGAACTAGTAAACTTCAACTAGGAACCGACATTCATACATCCGCACTGAATCAATGGAAAACTAATCATTATTTTAAAGAAGACTCACAGGTTGAACTTAAATGGGGATGTTCAGAAGCAATTATACCATCAATACAACCAACAACTGAAAGTGGATTATGTATTGATTCAATTAAAAATATTAAATATCCTATGATACGTGACGCTGGTGGATTACAATCAGTTGAAATTGAAATTACAGAAGATAGACATTTAATGTTCTACCAATTTTTCAATGCATTAATAAATCGATTTTTCACACCACAAATATTAAAAGCACGTAGTTCAGTTCAAAAATTAGGTATGTATATTGCGGTGTTACAGGAAGATTTTGTTATACCACAAGGTGTACAAGAAAATGGAATCCAACGTGATCAAGATTTAGATGCAATTGTAAGTCAAATTTTTGAATTTAACTCAATTGTACCTAAAGGAATTCCAAATCTTACATTTAATAATGATATCAAAACTCCTCTTAAATACAGCATTAGATTTGACGCACCAAACGCATTTCAAGGTTCATTTAAAACTAGTTTCAAAGGACTTAGAAATAATACAAGTGATACTCAATTCATGACTGGATTTGATTCAAATTCACTGGACGCAACCGGACAGGAGTATATTAAATCTAATTTTGAAGTTAGTACAAACTCTCTAATGACTACACAAAATGGTGTGTATGAAAAAACACTTAAAGCTGAGTAAAAAAAGCTAAATTAAGTGGTTTAATTTTATGAATCTTACTTAATTTATCACATTGTTTCATAAAAAAATCTTTATGTGCAATGTTATGAGTTGTTTCAGGTCGTGGATGATTAATATGAAGTACACCTGATTTAATATCACCAACTGTACTTATATAGATTCGACAGAACCATGCTTCTATGCCAAGAAAACTATCTTCACCACCCCAAGCACCTAAAAATGCACTATGAAATAATTCTGATCGTTCATAATAACGTCGATTAAAGTTTTTAATTCTATTAACAGTTTTAATATTCATAGCAATGTTACATGACCATACAATAAGACATTGTTTAATTAACTCATTATTATTAATCACAATACCATCAGGGCGAAACATATTTAAATGTGAGATTGATGATATAACTTCACGTTGATCCATCCATCTATATCGTTGTTCTTTACGTCTACCAATAGATAATACAGGAAGATCAACATTACATTTTTTGATATGAGCTTGGACTAAATCTGGTTCAGGTATACAATCACCATCAATAAATATAAATATATCACAATCATCATGGATTGCAGCTTCAACGCCAACATTACGAGCCATACCAGCTAGAAAAATATTTCCCCCTGATTTTCTCGTAATATTATCAGGTACACCCGAAATTATTCTAATTTGAATGTTTAAATCTGGATATTTATTATTTTCAGTCTTGATAGCTTCTAAACAATCCCAATCTTCATTCTCAGGCTCTCCGGATCCTCTCAGAGGTCCTATATCCATTTTAGGGCGATCTACTATGACATAAACCACATCAGGGCGTACAGACTGCTTAGTAAGGCCCATTAGAACCTTAGGCCAATATTTAGATTGATTATGTAGAGGAATAATGACTGATGTTTTCATATATTTATTTAATAGTAGTATTTAATTGACTAGACAAATACAGAATTTTTCCTGAATATAATGTTAACATCTTTTGATACTCACTATATAATTTTCGATTATGTGTTGTTGTTGGTATTACCGACTGTTTACAATACCTTAACTCATCTATATATCGACTACGAACTTTAACTATGTCACCAAGCTCATTTGAAATACACCAATAATCTTTAGTAGGTGTAAATACAATACCTTCACTTATATCATAAAACTCTTCAAGGTTTTGTTCATTACTATGTTCAGCCATAAATTCGATTCGATCAAACGCACCGTAAGTGTAGTTACATATCATATCAACACGATTATCAGCTAAAACAATATCAGCCATTTTATTTCGTTCCGTTAGTATAGAATGAACCTTACGAATATCGATTGTATCCATTGTAATATTTGGATGATCTAGTAGAGTTTTACATAACTGCTCATATCCATTGACAGGTCTATAAACACTTCCAGTATTACTACCATCAAGACATGATAGATCTATCTCACGAGCTAATCCCTCACGAGTAAACTTAGATTGGCGAATACCACCCCATTTATTTATACCCATATGTTTTAATAGACTATCATATAACCATTTAGGAAAAAAGTTTTTATATATATTGATAAAATTGTTTACATTTTCCAGATTCTCACGAAACTCACCAATTGTACTTAAACAAAATTCAACTTGTTCCCACTCCTCAGCTGAGTCAAAACTTGATTTATTCAACGGATAACTAATAAGACCATTACGAGTATTCACAAATTTCAAATCATTGAATGGTATATATACAAATGTTGAATTTGTTAATTTTTTAAATTCAACATCGACCCCAAGGGCTTTTATCTGTAGTACATTCTCATATGATATATAATCTCGTGTTTCATCCAACGGATGTCCCAGTGTACCAGTTTGTAGATATACAATTTCTATATCTCGTTTTGAAGCTAATTCACGTGCAAACATTGCAGAGTCAAGCGAATATCCAATTATGTAAGTTTTCTTTTTTAATTTATTCATTAAATGCCATCTCGTCCTTTACTAAAGGTAAAATATATTTTTCTAACCACTCAGGTGTCGGAAAGCCCATAATGATATCAATTATTTTTCCATCCCCATCACAGAAGATATGCATAGGAGTTTTTGTAAATCCCATTTCTTGATATATTAGGTTCTTTTCAGGTTCATCTTCTAAAATCCATTTAACGTTTCTAGTTGGATCAGTAAATAATCCATATTTAATAAACCACTGGTTCATTGCAGCAAATTTAAATTGACAATCATCACATAAATCATCCTCACCATAAAATGTAAACAACCACATAAAAGTATTACTATACTCTCGCATAAGCTGTTCACCGCTTACTTCTTTACCAAACTCAACTAAACGTTTGTTAATTGGAACATAAATGTGATCAATAGGGGCTTTTTTATTACAACAGGTCATAGTTTATCATCTTACTTAATAGTCTTTATCTACTAATATATACAATTTAAACCTATTTATTAATGAACATTACTTAAATAAAGTATTAGTATTTTTTTCGTTTAGAATACGCCACACGATACCATTTTTCAAACACCAGTTTTGAGCAGCTTCCCATTTAGCCATATTTACCATATAATCTTTAGTATCATATTTATACCGAAGTAAACTTTTTCTATAACGTTCCCATTTTTTAGGATCATTGTTACTTGGAGCATTAGGCTTCTTTGGCATAACACAATATTTTGCAGGTTTAATTTCAGCAAGTATTTTATGTTGAGCACCACTATCCATTTGTATATGACAATATATATCAGGCCAATAAATTGTATAATTCATGTAAATTGGATTATGGTAGTAAATTGGAAATGGTTCATACCCCCATTCAAGCACATATGGATTTATATCTAATGCATGAAACACCTCAGCTTCCCACCCAGATTTCCACATAGGAGCTTTTGCGTTTTTGTGATATTTACCCGGATTTTTTAATTGGAACGGCTCTTTTGCTTTTTTGCAATCTTTTTTATAATTCATTATATCAATACCTCGGTGTACCATCTCGTATATTGAGATTGTAATGATTCTCCTGTTAGTTTATCAGGTTTAGTAGATTCTTGAATTTTATCAATGGATTCTTCGTCATAATCATTATATAATTCATACGTTGGAGTTTTAAACGATTGAACTGGAGGATTGTTTGCTAGTGTAAACGCATCAACTACACGTTCACTAGATGTATCATCATATATATTTGTTACCTCACGTGTACTAATTATATTACCAATTCCATCTTTACTTATTTTATCAACCTTTTCAATTAAATTTGTGTGCTCGGTTGTTTTTTTATATCGAGCTTCCCATTCAACTAACTGTAAAAATCGTTCGAAATAAATACCACGATTAACCGAAGTACCAAGATTTCTAATTATACTAATTATACTTTCTTCCACAGTTGCATCTTTAAATAACTCTTCACCTTCTTGTATTGGAAGATCTTCATTATCAGGACCATCTTTAAATTGAATCGCATCAGCAATTGGAGTAGGATTTTTAGTTGATTGGTTTTTAGTCGCATCCAATTTACCAGTCTGTTTAAATGCATCAATTATACCAACAAAAATATTTTTACCTTTATCTTGATTCTTAACAAAAATTTCACGAATCATCGCAGGTCTAGGCTGCTGTGATTGGACTTGTTGTGCTATACATGATTGATATAAATCTATCAACATCACATCACGCCAATATTTATCATCAAGACGTAAATCTTCGTTAAGTGTTTTAATTGTAGTTCGTAAATCTTCTACAAATGTTTCACATACAAACTCAAAACAATTAGCCCAATATTTAAACGTATTAATAATATCAATTACACTCATACCAAAGTATTCATTACCTCGCTCATCTCGCTCAACGGTATATACTAACAAACAATCAGCAGGACCTAATGTTTTTACGATACTTGTAACATTAATTTTTTCATTCAATAATATACAATACATACGCATTAATTCTCTAAGCGGAGCCATAAGAAGATCCATTGTAGTTTTAATAAATTTATCAAGCATGTTGAAACCTTTATCAATATTATCAAGAATAGTATTATCAACAAAATCATTTACAGCAGAAAGTATTTCATCTGGACTTATTAAAAATTTAGTCTCCACACACGCAACCACCTGTGCTGCCGTCGTATATTTATTTCCATATTCATCTTCAGTGCAATCAAACATTGATGATACTATATCTTGAATACATGGACATTTTTCCATAAGTTCAATTAAAATATCAAAATCAGTTATATTGTTAATTACTTTATTAATTGCTAGTTTTGCATCAACAATTACACTTACGATACAATCACGAACTTCACTAGTAAAATCAAGTAAAGCCTTTTCAAGTTTACGTTTAAGTATATCAATTTTTTTAAATAATACAAACGCCGCTTTAGTAGCAGCATCAACATAAAAAATTACTGTTCTATATGCATTAGTTACAGTTACACAAAATGATGATGTAATACTCTCACTATCAAATCCAACATCACTAGATACTTTATCTAAAGCACCACCAACTTTCTGCATCCCAGTCTGTAAATTGACATTTTCAGATACCCAATCATACCCACCACGAACAGCACCTGTAGTTGTAGGAAATTGATTAGAAAAATAATCCATAACTACATCTGTACAATTAGTACGTTGTAATTTCAAGGTAGCACTTTCTAACGCATCAACAAATGTATCGAATAAAAATTCATCACCTTTACTCTTATTATTCGCTACGTTTTTATCGGTTGCATTTTTTACACCACTCGCAGCAACATTTTCATTTATAATTTTATTTATACACTTAGCCATTATACAATCCTTGTACCATCTAGGTTACCAATTCCTTCCACAGGAGGAATCGCAATTAATACATCAGGTGATACCGGTATAATTGGTATACCTACATTTTTAGCTTCATATCTAATATGGGCTACAAGTTTAGATATAGTTTCATATTGATATGTCGTGAATGAAGAACCTGTACCACTTAACATAATAACAACAGCCCCATCATTAGCTTGATCACCATTTACGGTCTTAGCTTCACTCATATAATGAACATCATTTGTAGTATCAACAAATTGGATAAATCCTTTTTGTTTATCCTCGTCAGTTCCCTCACGTTCACTATCAACAGGAGGAGTTCCCTCAACTCTACCAATTAAATAATGCACACCCATATCATTACCACCATCTGTAATTCTACCAGCGGATTCTAAAAAATCATCACTATCAGATTTATCGATAATAATACGAGTAATTTCTTTATCCACTACATCAATATAACTCTCGATCGGGTAGAAAGGTACACTACCAATCACATCACCACTAGCATCATATAGATCACGAGTTTCAAGCTCACTACCACCAACTTCTTTAGATGGTTCTCGATCTTCAACCGTATCAAAATCATTATTACTTTTACCATTAATTGAATCAGCAACCGCTGATGACATATGTGTTACAAACATATATTCAGATCCCTGATATGCCCCACCATTAACTATATTATTACCTACCGGTGTACACGTAAATGGATCAATCGTAGCTTCAGTTAATACCGAATGTATACGAGTACCCTGAGTGTTAATTGCACCTCGACCAGCATTATTATATCCTTTATCACTATTGTGAATTAAAGCCCCAGTTGATGTCCACGTTACTTGACTATTACTTGGGTGAGTTATCCGAGATTCTTTAGTACGTCTATTATGAGTCAATTGGAAAAAATCTCCACCTAAATTAGTAACAGATACATTAGGATAATCAGATACATACTCTTCTGGTAAATATCTAGGTTCAGGTGAGGTCTGGAAATATTTTCCTTTTTGAATATCACCATCATCAAATGCAACACGCATCAACGTTCCTTTAGTAGGAACAGCTTGCATACTATTTACACCTGGAAGTACAAATGGTTGTTCATCAGGTTTAAGTGTATCAGTTACACCTTTAATTAATGCACGAACAGCACCACCGTGATTTGGATCAATCTCATCACTTACAACAACCGCATCATAATATTTATCATTAAGCTTTCCCATTATTTAGCATCCTTAAGCATATTAACCATATCAGTTACATTTTCAAATCCAGTTGTTCCATAATTATTCGACACATAGGTCAATATAGTTGTAGTTGATTGTTTTGCAGTTGGTAATATTTTTGCTGTCGTAGTTGGTGATACAGTTGAGTATTCAACTAATTTACTAACAAGTATATATTTATCACTATATGTATTATCAAGTCCATCAGCACGAACTTTATGGTCATTCGCCAATGCAATTATAATCGCAGTTGTTCCAAGTGGAGGTCCAATTGAATTATGAACTCTCAATTGTATAACTTTACCATATGTAGCTAATCTATATTCACGATATACATCAGAAACTGAATACATTTTATATGTATTATTTGGTGCATGTCTACGGACAATTAATGGTCCAAATACTTCATCCGCCGAAGCACCAGTAACTGTTTTAACCTCTTCTTGTTTATTATCACCCATTGATTTAAGCACACTAGCAAAACATGCTTTTCTAAACCCAGCCTGTTCAATTTCAGTATCGACTACACCAGAGAATGACACATTAGGAAATAACTTTTCTCGATGCTTACCAAGTGTATTTGATTTACGATTAGTATCATATGTCCATATAGTAACAGCAGGATCATCCAATGTAAGTTTAGCTTCACTTGTAGCAGTATACGCATTCTCCGAATATATGAACAAATGACGATCATCCAAAGCATATTCTAGATTAAATGACGATATACGCATATAACTGTTTACATCATCATATACCCAAAATAAAAAATCATTTTTTATATATGAATGACTCACGGTCTCGTCTAATGCACTCCACATATCATCTTGTATATATCGCCATGTCATTGAATCTGATGGTTTATCAAATTCAAGATCAGTTAAATTTTCAATCGCAAGATGTTTATATGTATTGCATATATCCATCATAGCTTCTAAACTAGTACCTTTAAATACACGAGTTTTATTAGTTAGTGCTATTTGGTTCCCAGCACTCCATTTAATTTGATATGTAGTGTTTGATCCACTAACTGATAAATGATTCATCTCATCAATAATAAAATTTAATGTACTAGCTTTTGCAGTATTATTATCACTTGTGTCAGTAAAATAAAAACTACCATAGTCACCACTCTGAGTAACAAGTAGATCACTATTAGAATCAGTCAATATCATTTCACCTGAAGGTACACTATTCAATGTATTTGAAAATGCGAATTTTACTAATGACGCAGATGTAAATACTATGTCGTCGAATTGGACCATAATACCTAAATTACCACCTGCGGTTGTTTGTACTGATGACATTAATTACTCCTCTAAATACTCATATAATTTGAGCCATTGATCAGCACTTTCAAATGTTGGCACTAATAATGGACGACCTTCGAATACATCACTCATCATACCGTAACTATTATCTGAATAGCTATTCCAATCAAGATCTGTCAGTCTTTTTTCATCCATAATTGTTTCAAACTCAATTTCGAGTTCATCCCCAGAGTAACCATCAGATTTTAATTCAAGTCTTAATGCGTCCTCAGTTTTGCGAACACCAGCACGATATCCCATACTTAATGGAATTTCATTAGCAGCAGCTAATGCTTTATACATACGGGTTGCACCATAAATTTCATATGCAATTTTATCAAGTCTTCCAACCTGATATCCCTGCACGACATATGCTTTCTCATAAGTAAAAGTAAATTTTTTGATTCTTGGATATTTCATTATATCTCTCCATTATGTAATAGTTGTCGCACTTTTTGTCTGAATGGATGGTAAATCAGCAACACTTGTATATTGAGGAGAACCATTAGCAATAGCAGCATTTCTAAACTCATATGTACTTGCAAAATCAAGACCAGCCCCTTCATTTGAACGGCTATTATAACTATCAAAACCTTCTTTTTTAATAATTGATTTATCAGGTACAGGTTCAGTACCAAATAATTCTTGTCCAAGTATACTTGTAAACTGTAAATCGGGTGCTGGATTCAACCAGTACTTGAATGTTATATCAGTTGTAACCATAATAGGTAGATGTCTACCTCTCTTATCTTTAGTACCACTATAATTAATAAATGTTTCTTTAGAAAAAGATGTATTCACCGCAGTAATAACCAATGGCTCAATATCCATATATTGTCCAACTGATACACGCACAGGTAATGGATTAAATGTATAATTAGAACCAAAATCTTCCTGTAGTTGCATTACACCTTTAGCAGCACCTTTAATTAAATTACCAGCAGCATCAACAGCTTGACTAAGTACTCCATCCGGTTCACCAGTATTTGATTGTACTAATTTAGTAGTAGCTTTAGCTTTTATATACGTAGTAGTTTTATTAATTAACGCATCAACCACCGATAAATCAGTTTGCTTCGGATATGCCATTCGATATACAGTCTTTAATGATTTAATACATAACTGATATTGTTCAGGTATATACCAACCACATTTAACATGGAAATCAGATAATTCAACCCCAGCAAATTCTTTAACAGTACCACTACCAGTTGTAGATTTATTTATACCTAGAAGACTACCACCAATATCACCAATACCTTCTAATGCTTTAGTTATACCACCAACAGCAGTATTAACTCCAGGTACAGCACCCGCCAGTCCTTTAATAGTATCAAGAACCGCACCTGACCCAGTTTCTGCGTTCCAGTTGGATGACATATTAAATCCAGTCTCTGATCCAGCAACCAAAAATCCATAGAACACACGTTCACCAGGTTGAGTTGTTTGTTGATATACACTCGCTCGTATGTTATCACCAGCTCGTTGAACTGCGGCTAAATAACGTTTACGTGCGTTGCCATCTAATACTTCAATGCGAAGTATATTTGGTTTAGGTAAATTGGTTGATAAACTTTCACTTAACCCACCACCTTTACTCGATGGAATTTTATTTCCTGTACCTCGATTTTTAAAATCTCTTGGTATTGCACTTTTTTGACTTGGCATTATAATTATCCTTAACCGAAAGTAGCTTGGGCTACCGAAGCACCCTGTACTTTCGCAATTTTTGTTTGAACTTCACTATATTGTGTGCTAGTTAATATTTTACTAATTTCATTTGCATTAAGCCGTGCTTGTAATTCCATCTTAGCCATAGATTCACGTCCGTTTGCGGCATCTACACTACGTATCGTAGTTTTTGGTTGCACTGTTTGTCGTGTAGATACAGCATTATTTTCATAAGAAGCAGCACTACCAAATTTACTACCACCAGCACCACGGATATTACTACTCTTAGTTGCACCACCCATAATATCAGCACCAATACCTTCGTTAGATTCACCATACACATCATCGGCAATTAAGGCACCATCAAGAGCAAGTGATATACCAGTACCTACACCAGGTACAGTACTCGCAACACCAGATCCAGCTTCAAGTAAAGCTCGACCATAGTTACCATTTGCAAGCTCACTAGCCGCAAGTCCTAGTCCAATAACTAAACCAACCCCCGGAATTTTCTTAAGTAAACTTTTACCTAATCCTTTAGCGACACCTTTTTTTGTAGCAGTTTTAACACCACTTTTAAGACCAGTTTTAAGTAAACCTTTACCACTTTTAACTGCGGTAGCTGCCCTCTTAGCTTTAAGTGCGGTTCTACCAGTTTTAGTTGCCCGTGCCGCACGAAGACTACTAGCTTTTGAATTACGAGCAAGTCTACCAACAGCACCAAAACTACCTTTTTTCAGTAACATACCACCAATACCACCAACAATAGCACCACCGAGACTACCTAACATAGTACTCATTATACCACCATCAGAATCTTTTTCAGTTACACTAGTTTTTTGACCAATACCACCTTCAAGAATACTATTTAAATTTTCAAGTTCGTTATATATTCCAGTAATATACTCACCATATGTTTTTGGATTACTTGAACTAGACAATGAAGTATTAAATAATCTAGTATTATCTTTTTTATCTTCAGTCCTATTTTTACTTTTACTACCACCATCACTATTTTTATTAAAAAGTGAAAATTTAGATGAACCATTTTTTGATTCATTTTTATTTTTTGTTAATTCGAGCATACCATCAATTGAATCAACATCTGACATCACACTATTCGCAATATTACTCTTAGTCTGTTCAATTAAAAGCCCTTTATCGGATTTACTCATTTTACGAAAATTTTTATCAGCACGACCTTTCTGGTACATATGCTCAGTTGCAGTTAAATCACCAAACGTTTCAGATCTATCTCGAATCGATCCTTTTAATTTATCAATTCTTAATTTGTTTGCAGTAAGGTCTACTTCACTTACACCACCCATACGTAATTTATCTATTTTATCCGCCTCAGCAGATAGTATCGATTTATCACGATTAATTTTTGATGTTTCGTTTTTTATTTTTTTTTGTCGTCTACGACTTCCAATTCCAGTAACACTCTCCTTACCACGTTTAAGTGACATTCCCATTTCACGGAATCCGGTTAGTATTCCACCGATACCACCACCGATCTTACTCCCACCTTCACCTGTTCGCACAAATGAACGTTCAAGTAATCCAGCACCTGATCCCTCAATGATATTTCCCTTTTCATCACGTTTAATTCTAGTATTTTCAACTCGATCATCATTCTTTTGAGTTAACTCAGCAAGTACACGCAAATAATCATTTGTTTGCATTTGCCCTTCATTGGATTCTTCTTGTGCTGTTAATTGCTCTTCCCTAAGACGAATAGCAGTCATAGCGGCTTTATCCGCAATCTCTTGATCAGCTTTTCTATCATCCTCTTCGGATTTGGCTTTAAGTTTATTGACTAATTCATTATGATCATCAAGAGTTTTTTGTTGATCAGTTGCAATACTGTCATTCGGTGTATACGACGCAGTTTCCACATCATCATCAACCGAATCAGCTTTTTGTTGATCCGCTAGTGTCTTATCAATACGTTCAAGAGTAACGGTTGACTGAGTCGATGTCTCAAGCATTCCCGCCATGTGTGTACGTAATTTTTGTAGTTCCCCAATAAGAAGTTCTACCGTTTCTTCATTAATACCCATAATATTCTACATTTGTTTCTAGTTATAGTTTATAAAAACAAAAAAGGACCATTTTATTAAAAAATAGTCCTTTTGAATGTATAATATTATTTTTTGTTACGCTTGATGTGAAACAATTGACACAATTGACTCTAACATCCCCTGAGCTTCCTCAGCTTTCTTATCCAATGTTGTTTTAACTACCTCATCCAGCTTAATAAAATCTGGTACGAACATTCTATCACAATCAAAAAATGAGTTTGAACTATGCATTGAAATCAACGCTTTAGATTCCCGTATCTGATCATCAGGTACTAAAGGGAATATATATTTCAGGTCGAAAGGGATATCCCTTAAGGGAAGTGACCCCCTGACACTTAGGACAAATATGATTAACAATTGGTTCAACTATTAAACTATTATTATTCACGGCTTTAACTAAATCTAAGAAATCCAAAATATCCCATTGTTTAATTTCCTCTACACGTCCACGTAGATCAGCAATTCCAATATCAGTTACAGACGCAATTCGTAATAAATCTAAATACTCAGCGGTTATATCAATATCTTTATCAAAGAAATCAGTTTTTAATACTTCATTAATTAAACTTGAATGAAAACGTCTACCAATATAAAGATCAACTTCTCTACCTGAATTTAATTTAATTGTAATAAATCCATCTTTTTCATATTTCGCTGCAATCTCATCTGGAAGTACATTAGCATCCCATGTAATTTGGTTAAAAGGAATTTCATAATCAGGATCATGTAATTCAAAATCACAGTTTTCATTCTCACATACAAACCCATTTGAAGGGAAATTATATCCAGGAAATGAAGTAGCACGAAGCCACATAGATATGTATAATTCGTCAACAGAAAGAATTTCATCTGGAAGAACATCACGTATTCTACGTCCAAAAATTTCATCAAACCTTGATTGAATATTTGTCTCATCAATTGATTGAATTAACAAAAGATCTTCAACTTTCAATGCTTGACCTAACATTTTGTTTCTATAAAATAAACCTTTTGATGGAAGATTTTCAACTTCAAGAAATGTATCATGTACTTTAACTTCCTGTGTGGCCGGAGCCGCAGCAGGAGGTGTTGTAATTTCAGGTGCAATCCTTGTCATAGGCTTTTGAGGTATAGCTACATCTTGTATCGTAGGTTGTTTAGGTTTGGTTGATTCAAATGGCTCAACCCCACCTAGACCCAAGCTACGCAGTTGACGCTGTGCTTCTTTGGCTTGACGTAATGACGCTAATGATTCAGCATCAAGCATTTGGTTTAAATTATCCGGCATTGTGTTATACTCCTTGTAGACATTCCTCGACTACCTTCGCTCGCTTGAGCAGATCAACGATGTCACCCTCGATGTTATATAATTTAACATCTCCAATATCTACATCTTCCATGATCTTATACCAATTATCACCAGTATAGAATTCAGTTAGGTATTGATCTCTAATACCATCCTTTAATCTGTTTATACCTTGAGTTTTCCACGGATGTGTCACAAAAATGGCATTATAGAAATTTTTTGTATTTACTTCAGCAGTTTCTTTACATAATCCAATCAAAAACTTACAGTGATCATTAGGCTCTTTATTCAATTGACTTTGAAGATACTTCATACCACCTACAGTGATTGCATAAAAATCAATTGGACTTCTATCAGTTAACAACATTACAGGTGTAGTGTGTGTATCTTGGGTTGAAAGAAAAACTTCAGTTGAAAAATCATTAAGTAATTGCATTTGAGATTTAATATACTTTTCATATATCTCATCGATTTTTGTATTAAGTTCATCAGGCGTTGCACCCTCAATAACATCACGATACGTTTGAAGAAGACCAACCGGATTAACATACGTATTCTTGTTAAACAAATAACGAATAATTCCAGTACTTGGAGAGATTCGATGTCCATTAATTGGACCTCTTACATTGCGAATGATGGTTGTTTTACCAGCACCCGATTGTCCAAAAAACCCAATAATTTTTAAATTTTTATTTCTATTCATTTTTATTACTCCTTAGTGGAATTAGTGATATCAGCTGGTAGGGCTACTTTTGGTGTAGTCACCGCAGCTACCTGCTTGTCTTTTGCGGCATTAGCCTCCGACTCAATCTGTACACGAGTTTCAGTTGCTATAGCTTCACGAGCCATTGCTAAATCTCTACCAAGCATGATAACGAAATAGCCTTGAATAATATTTGGAGATGTAATCAAACGACCTTCAACATATGGACGATATTTATTATATGCTTCGTTCCAACGAGCAGGAATTTTATGTGATTCAATCATAGCACGAATTTTTTTAGCTGGGGTATCTTTACCGAACGTAAGACCAGCACGGAAGCCAAGCATACTAGCTTGCATTTCTTTACGATCATCATCACTTACATAATCAGGGATTAAATGTTCAATTCCACATATAGATAACGCACCATAAGATGTTGAAAATAGAATATCTTCCTCACCAGTAGTTATTTCATATGCATTTCCGTCAAGTGAATCAGGAAGAGTATGAATAACAAAATCATATCCAAAGTCACGCTCAATTGCATATGTAGGAAAAATGTTTGATTTATTCACATATGGATTTGCCCAATGATAAATATGTTTAATCTTACCACGTTGCATTAATCCTAAAATATGTTCATTTACCTCATCAACAGAACTTAATGTAATTTCCATCTTGCGATAGTTTTCCATAATAAATTCTTCAACATTAGCGGGTATACTCACACCTTTAACAAGAACTTTTGGTTTTTCCATTGTAAGCATAGTCATGTTTTTATTATCACGTGTAAAGTTTTTATACACTGGTGAAAATTCTGCATTCATTGCAGTTGGAATTACAGCAATTGGTTTATCTACATCAAGAACTAACGGACGAATATTTTTTGAACGTGCTTGATCCGATAAATGTCTAATCATATCTTTTAATTCGACAGTTGGGACCACTATAATATCCGCAATGTTCATGAATGTTTCCATGATTTGCATAGTTTGAATATCATGTGAACGTCCTACAGGACCTTCCCATATGAATTCATCTAGTGCATACACAATACGAATTTTATTTTCACGTTTAACACTAAGTTGTTTAACATACGCAAATGCTTTATCTTTATCTTCAGCCTCAAGAGTCGCAATTGTTTCTTTCCAGTTAGGATCGATTTCACCAAGAAATTCAGGATGAATTTCAGATAATTTTTTAGCTGCTAAATAATCAGTTGCATTATCAACCCAAAGGATATTAATACCTTTTAGATCTTCCATAGTCATTTTTGCTAACTTAGATGATGGAGCTGTCATATATGTAATGTCAGCTTGCTTCGTATAGAATTCAGCAAAATTTCTAAGTGCAGTTTCACCACGGAATGGACGCAAACGAGAGTTTCCATCGGTGATATATAGAATGTTAAAAACTGGACGTTTCGATGCCAGTTCTCTTAATTCATCGGTTAATACAAAATCGGACTTTACGTCTTCTACTTCTATTTCATTAGGTTCCACAGACATTTATACCTCTATGAGTTAATGGTTTCATCAAAAATATTGATTTGGTTCATGATAGCAGCTTTTACATCTGCTTGTAATTTTAATTTTGGAAGGTCTTCAGTATTTTGTTCCATGTAAATTTCAGACAGACTTACAGTATTCATTTTCATGATCTGATTCGCTTCTCTTTGCTCTTCAGGTTTAGATTCATCATCGACTCTATCATCACTATATGGCATAGTCCTAATTAAGATAGGTTTTTTATTTTCAATTTTCAATCTTATTTCAAATTCTTCTTCTTTAGAATGAGTGTCACATATATGTAAACGGACAAAACTATTTTCTAAACTTTCTATTGCATCTATATCGTCAGTATCCCATATATCTTTAAAATTGGGTGAGATAGTGTTCTCAATATATTCCATGTTCATATCTTCATCTAAAATCCATACACCATGACTTTGATCCGCATTTGCAAATGTCATTGGATATGGCGAACCTAAATATATTAATTTATCCGAACCCTTTTCAGTAATTGACTGTCCATGATAATGTCCACTAAATACATGTGCAGCTGCATTCATATATAAATTTGGATCAAGGCCGAAAGTTGATACACTCTTACCTTCCATATTAATTCCGAACATTTCAAAGTGACCAAACATTACTGTGTTATCTCGAACCTTACGTGAATTACCAGACATTTTATTTAAAAATTCAACTACCTTGGTTTCACGATCAGCTATAATCCAAGGAAATATATACCATTTTTTATTTAGGAATGTTTTAACTGTAACATTCTTACGATATACAGTTACATTTGGAATATCTTCAAAAAGTTCAAGTGCTGTAATATCATACGCATTTTCATGGTACATATCATGATTACCAAGAATTATATGAATATCAAAATCTTTCATCTTGGTTTGGAATAATCGTTTAGTATTGACTAATGCTTCTACATTAATCGACTGACGTGTGTCATGGATATCACCAGTAAATAAAACTGTTTTAATATTACGCTCATTTAATTCCCCAATTAAGTAATCGAAGAACGCCAATTGACCTTCTTTAATGTTCTTTTTTATTAGGGGATGTTCCGCTTTTCTACTAAAATGCGTATCACCAATTAAGCATATCTTATCCATGCTTAATAATGTACTATAAAAATGTTTTAAATGGTGGATTTATTTAAAATCTTGTTCAATTATTTCAATCACATCTTCATCAGTTGTAGAAGGGACATCAGGTAACGAATCAAGAATAGTATCATCATCTCTAGCTTCTTTAACAAAAGCAATCCAATCCTTTGGTGACATGGTTTTAGATGTAGACTCATCGTCTCCCATAAGAGTAAGACCTTTCATCTCTTCTTCTTGTTTGAACTTAAGAATCATATTTGTTAATTTATCAATACTACCAGTAACAGAATCAATAAGTTTTGCACCAGAAGCCCACATACGATCATTTGGATTTACAGATTGATCAATCTGATCTCTAAATCGATTTAATAATGAACGACTAATATCATATACTTCAAATGCCTCAGTCTTAATGCGGATTTTATCTTGCTCAAGCTCTTCGAGATCAAATCCACTCTTAACTAAATCACTGGCTGACATTTCATCCAACACATCCATCTGCTTGGTTTTATTAACCAATTCTTTCGTTTTTGCTTTAACCCCATCAACTAGCACCGGACGCAAATTATCTTCACTCTGTGCTGTGGATCCTTGGGGTAATCCTAATAATCTTTCAATTCCTGCGTATTTTTCTGACATAGATAGTATATTTTAGTGTATAACCTTTAATGAATAATATATGCAATTTAAATTGCTTAAATGGAGTTTTTTATTATGGCAGTCCCTAGACCACCAATTAATATTGAAAGTAACAAAATTAAAGAACTACGTGATTGGATTAATCAGTACTTAAATGCCGAAGATACAAACGGAGAACTTGATCTTAATAGAGCACAGCGTAACATTAATTATTGTGCTGGTGATTTCTACACAAATCTTAACGGAATTTACATGCAAGAAGAATTTAAATTACGACAACTCGAAAGTGATCTATCTAAAATTAAAGCAATACAATATGATAAAATCAAACGATTCACCGATTATGTAGTTGAATCCGCTGGTATAAAAATATTACTTGATGGAAATGAAGAAGTTCGTAAAAAACAACTTGAACTAGATAAACAAGAAGCCTATTTAGATTTCCTTGACCGATCACTCAAACAATTCAGTTTCTATTCAAATAAAGTAGAAATAATGTTAAAGGCTCGTGAAGCTCAAGAAAGATATGGATAAAAAAAAGGAGCAATTAAGCTCCCTTTATTATTTAAAGTCCAGTTGTATAATCTTCTGGAATCTGAATTGTCCATCTATCAGCATGTAATGTAAACTTGAAGTTTGCAATATCACCTTGCTTATAATTAAGATCAAAACCTGCAACCGAAGTTGGATATGCATTAATAAGATTCAATCTCATAATGACATCACCACGCATCCAGTTATATAGTTCAATTTTAATATTAGCATTACGAAGAACTTGTTGTGTAGGATTCTCAATATCTTTATGATTACCAAGACCAAGACGCAACCCAGTTTGATTCATTCTATCTTTACCTTGTGAATCCACAAGAATACCTGTATTTAAACAGGCTTGTTCCCAACCTAACATTGCTTCATAACCTCTCATATCTTCCAAAAGAATACTTTCGAAATCGATATCAGTAGCTATTTGAGCGTTAACAGGATGACTAGAAGGAAACCCCATATAATGATGTTGTCCTTGATCAAGTTTAATAGTTGGAATCTGACAACTCTTCACATGAAGTGCAAAGTTATCAGTACCATCTTCACCATTGGTGAATTGATCACCATTAGTTACTTGAATACCACTTGCTGCAAACACCTCAGAAGGTATTAATACCCTCCAACGTGTAGTTCTTACAGGATCTCTTAAGTTATCAATAGCACTTAAGAAAAATAATTTTGTTTGATTACTAAAATCGGCCATTTGAATTAACCTCCAATTAATTGAGCACTTGCGATAGTCGCAGTGTCACCAGTTCTTTGTACAGTAGTTCTGAGAGTAATAAACTCAGCAGTTCTTGTTGGTTGTAGATAAATATCAACGATCAATTGATTAGTATCAATTATATCAGTAGTATTATTTGTTTCATCACAAACACAGATACCTTCTGTTAAACCAGCAGGATTAGCTGATTTAATTAACTCAAGTTGTGCTTGAAGTTCAGAAGTAATTCCATTTCTTAATGCACTAGTATTCAATTGGAATACTTTACGATCTAAGAAGTTAGCGAATCTTTTATGAATACCAGCCACCAACATGATTACATTTAATCTGTTTAATGCAGTTGAACGTTTCAACATAGTCTTTTGACCATAAATGAATTGTCCTTGATCATTAACACGTGTTGGGTTAATATTTGCATCGTAAAGGCGAGCAATATCAGAAGTCGCATCATCAGCATAATTATATGAACGGCTATATTTTTGTTTACTTGAAAGTGATGCTGGTATTGCACCTGTTTCATAACCAGCAGGTGGCAACCAATAAACATTTGCAGCTCTATTAAGACTAATAATTGCCGCAACTTCAATTGATTTTACAACTTCAACATTAAGTTTTGTGTAAACACTATCATAGAAAATTGAACGACCATCAAATAATGCACCCCAACGAGCAAGGTCACCTTGAGAACCAATACCAACCATTTTTTTAAGTGCGTTGTTAACTTTCGCTTCATCAACACCATCAAAAATAGCAAATATATCTTTTCGTTTTTCACAAATACCAAGCATTACATCCATTACGTTATAGTTAATCTGTTCAAGATTTTTAACGAATAAATTACTAATTGCAGTACCAGCAGATATTAGCATATCAGCACTTGCTGTATCTTTATCAAGAAATAACTCCCAAGCAGTAGCAAGCATTGCAGAACCATTATTATTACGAGGATCATATTCCCATATTGCATCATAAACGATTGCGGGATCCTCAGCATTAAATGCAACTTGCGTAAAATCACTTGTTACCGCACCAGCATATACACTTTGAGAAAGATCAAAATTAGGATCTAAAATTGCATTCTCTAATGACATATTTTCGTTTATAACAAATTCCCAACCATTAGCTACATTATCAGCTTGTTCCTTAATATCAAGGTTAAGGTCACCAAATACATAAGGTGTGATAGTTCCACTAAAGCTATATAATTCACCAGCAAAATAATACTCTACAAATAGAAAAATTCTTGCAACAGCTTTACCAGTATCAGTTAATGTAAATACACGATCTTGACCACCATCAAAATCAATATCTTGATAATCTTCAATAGCAAGACCAAGACTTAAAAATGTTCTACCAATTGTATCATCTAGAACTATACCAGTTGTAGTTGCATCAATTGTTTTTTCAGGTGATGTTAATAAATCCATATCACCAGGAACGGCCAACGCAGCAATGCTATTTGTATCAACAAATGATGTTGCTTCATCTTGAGTATCTTCAGGAACACTAAGACCAAATGATCCAATAATGTCTAATCTTAGGTTTTTATAACCATCACTAAGTGATACTGAATTTTTACCATCAGTTAAATTAAGAATTGTTAATGTTCCAGTTGGAGTTGAACTCATTACAACCTCTGCACCAGCAGTTGTTTTAAGAGAGATAGTATCATTACCAAGATCGACAGTAGCGATTTGATAAATAGTACCAGCGGTGATTCCAGTAGGAAGTGTGATTGTTCCAGATACAATATCTTCGTAATTACTAAGAATAACAGAATCATTGACACTGAAGTTAGACGCTCCGCTTAAAGAAAGTTGAATTAAACTAGTAGTTACTAAAGAACCATCAAATGTAGTTTTTGCATTACTGCTACTTGCATATCCGATATCAACTAAAGCATCTTGAATATTTCTAAGAATTTCAGTTTGGTTAACGATTGTATTAGGTCCAGTTCCATCATCAGTCATTACAACTGCGGTAGCTGAACCGTCATTAGCAACGATTGTTAAAGTAGTTGAATTAATTTCACTAATAAGATAGTCAGTACTTATCGCTAATCCAGCAGGAAGTGTGTTAGTTTCAACTAAAGTAACAGAGTCACCAACATTAAATTTAGTAGCATCAGTTACAATCAACTCATTAGCAGCAGTTGCGAATGCAGTAGTGAATGTATCATTTACAATATCAATTCCAATATTATCAGCACTAGTTACTACATCACCATTATCAACATCGATGAATTCCAATACGCTTTCTGTATTATCCGAATCAACCACAGTAAACGTATCACCACTATTAGCAGGTAAAATTACATTACTACCACCTTTAATTTCAAGGTAGTCATATTTCTTAGTAGCTTTTCCAGTTGCAACAGTTTTAACATTGATATAATCAACACCACTAGTATCAGTATCTTCATTTCTAAATACAGCACCTTCAGATTCAGTTGCAGTAACCGTAGTAGTAGGAGTATATGTAAATTGAGTTGAAGTTAAATTTGTTGAAAGAACAACTACATTAGTCTCATTAAAATCAACAGTTCCTGTTATGTTCACTTCATCACCAGCGGTAAATCCATGAGCTGATGATGTGTTAACAGTTACATCAACACCCGAAGATGTGATTGTATTAATTACAAAACGATCACCAGCACGGTTAGCCGCAGTTGGATCACTATTCATAAGTGCGAATAACGCAACACGATCGGTTCCACCAGAAGCATCATCTTGTCCATCAGCATCAATTTCAAAATTAATGTTAGTATGTTCAGATAGTGTTTCAGTTATGGTATAAATCTCACGAGTTCCTTTACCAGCTAAACCATCAGCGATGTGACGAGTTGCGGCATAATGATCAATATTAAATGATTTACGTGCACCATCAGAAAAATCATATTCAACTAAAAATGTATCAGTTTTCAATTCCTGATTTGTATCATAGTCATCATCATCTTTATCTTCTATGATATCTTCACCATATGGACGAACGTATTCTACGTATCCACCTGCGTTGATAACAGCTCTCGCTGCATATAATCCCTGATTGAATTTTGGGTTGTTATATCCACTACCAAGAATAGTATCTTGATCAGCAGTTGATGTAAGATCTATAATCTTATTTAACTCACCTTTAGATGAATATCCAACAACACCTGCTGTAATATTTGGATTAATTACCAAATTAACAGCACTTGCGTCTCGCAATCTAATTCTAACGCCAGCAGCACCTTGTCCAAATATTGCCATTATGTAACTCCTATTTTAAGCTATTTTTTCTTTACTTATAGTTTATAACTGTGCATTTTTTATTATTTTTTTGACGATAATAAATGTCATATTATAACATGTTTATATATATGTCACAGTTGATTATAATTTTTGCTATATTTAGACTAAACCCCTTTAAATGGAGATAAAAATGAAAAAACAGAATAGAATTAGAGGATTTGAATTGGTTGCTCGCTGGAAAGATAGTGATATTGATTTCATTCCTCCAGCTCGTGGAAGTAAAAAATCAGCATGCTATGACATGTTTAATAACACAGGAGAGGACATTGTTCTCGAACCAAATGAAATTAGCGGTGCGATTGCGACCGGATATAAATCATACATGTTAGACGATGAAGTATTGAAAGCATATGTAAGATCCGGACATGGATTTTCATATTCAGTTAGACTAGCGAATTCTACTGGAATCATTGATTCTGATTACTATGAAGAAAAACCAGTACTGAATAAAAAAGGTAAATGGGTTGAAGGTGAAATATTCATCAAACTACATAACCAAGGAACTGAAACATTAACTATTCCAAAAGGTGAAGGAATGGCCCAAGTAATGTTTCAAAAATATTTACTTGCGGATGGTGATTCATTTGAGATCGGTGATGATCGAACTGATGGATTTGGAAGTACTTCTAAATAAAAAAAGCCCCTGATTGCTCAGGGGCTTTTTATTTCTTAATTATTTTTTAGTAGCTTTCTTGGTCACTTTTTTAGTGGCCTTTTTTGTAGCTTTTTTCTTAACTACATTTTTTGTAGCTTTTTTCTTAACTACATTTTTTGTAGCTTTTTTCTTAACTACATTTTTACTTTTAATAGATATAGGTGGTTGATCGTCTTCATATTTTTTTGTAGCAAATGGCAACCCATGTTCATCAATCTCTTTTTGTAATTTTGCGGCTTTAGCTTTCATTCGTTGAGCTTCTTCATCTCTACGTTTTCTCTCTTTAGCTTCTTTTAAAAGTAATTGATATTCATCACTCTTGATAATATCATCAACATCGTTATCATTAATACCATTCATAGAATCATATATAATAGTGGGTTCAGGTAAATTATTTTCAGAAGATTTTTTTACTTTACCGGTATATTTATCAGTTACCTTAACACCTGTAATTCTATCTACCATATATCCATTACATGAGACTTCATCACCCAAATAATCTAATTGATCTGGATGGGTTACATTATGTCTCCAAGGATTAGCTGATCTATCATGTGTGACACATGCATATTTATCTTCATATATAGTAAGTTTCGATTTAAGATCCGATATTTGTTTATTTTGAGCTAATAATGTTTTATTAAAATTACTAACAGCAAGTTTATGTACTTTAGCATCTTCAAGCTCTTTAATTATATTGGCAGTTACATCGTTATTTAATAACTGACTTATTTTATTGATTGAATCAACGTCAAATCCAGCGTCAAATAATGATGTAATTAATTGTTTAATATTATACATATTAATTCCTTTTAATGAATGTACATATAAAAATACTATATTAAAATATAAATGCCCATAACAATAACATAACTTTATATAAACTATGAATAAATTAGGTAGAACATAATGGATAAAAGATATTTTCATAATTATTTAAATAAATTAAAAGACTCAAGCCCTGATGATTTTGCTTTAATTGAAAGCATTCAAAATACATTTGAGACTACGGTTGACTGTATTACTGATGATCAACGCAGAGCATTAAGAAATCACCCAATTCAATTTATTGAACGCAAATTACAGGAAGATGGTAGTTGGACTACCGATCTACATTTATGGGCTGAAAACGGACTACCAGAACTAATTGAATTAGATCCGATGATACTAGCACATAAAAATGGGTACGGTGATACTATACTTATGTCACTTGTTGTTGGTGCGACTGGAGCACACACCGAAGTAGTTAATTATAAATTAATTCAAAAAATTCTTGAAACCGATCTCAATTATGACGACATTGAACGTAATGGCGACGAAGAGAAAATTATACCATCTAATGTATTAGATATTGAAGATTTAAATGGTGAAAGCGTTTTAGACTACCTTATAGACTTCGCATATGCAACTGGAGCCTATGAGGGCCAAGAACCAGATGAGAAGCTTCAGATGCTCTTAAAATACTTTGCTGAGTATGATGGAGAGGAAGAAGATCCCGAACCAGAACCAGTGAAAATTATCATCCATGATGAACCTGAGATTAAAAATAAAGATCCCGAAGAATTACAAGAAGATAACAAAGACTTAGATATAAAAAATCACGTTTCTCCTAACTCTTCATCTATAATATCATCAACAACAGTCTGATATTTAGCTATAAGTCTTTCTTGTTCAGTTTTAATATAACCTGCACGAATATATTGCAGATTTAAGCCTCGGTCAATTATGACTTGGGCTTTTTTTTCGTCTATATTAAAATACCGCTGTACTAATTCAATGTCTGTTAGTTCTTCATGCATATTAACAATATATACCTATTGAGTAAACTTAATAAGGTAAACTACAAAATTACCGAGCCATACACCAAGTGATAATCCATATACAGCACCCATCTCATAATCAGAGATATAATGTATAAATATACCAAGACCTAGTGCAATGAGTGCAGCTAATGTTGCAAATCCTAACGCTTCAAAAAATATCATTTTCGTTTCCTTGCTCGTTGTTTTCTAAAATTGATACTTTTATTGTCAAACAATTTAGCATGCAACTCTTCAACTTCTTTCATATCAACAGTTTTAAATTTAATACATGAATCAGCTTCGTTGTATGATAGATCAAATACTTCCATGACCATAGATACCTGATCTTTTAATTGTTTTGTACTTCCAGCTTTAGCTTTCTTCCACCGCATATCAAATGCAACACCATCAAATGATGTGAAAGCTAAACACTGGATGTTTTTTGGTAGCTTAAAAAACTGTTCTGTATTAATTGCATCACAAATATTATTAAATCTACTATCCATAGATAATGCCATTTGTGTCATATATAAATTAAATTCCTTAAGATCTTCAGGTGAAGGTTCAACTCCAAACTTTCGGTCTTTAAGAAATTCAAAATGATTAAACTTAGCCATAATTAACCTTGGGTTTTTAGTAACAACATAGTTTTTGCAAGAAATCCATTCATATTAATTTCTTGATCAACAGCAGGAGCCGCAGAACGAAATTGATATTCAGCTAATTGTACAGCAAAATTTAGACGATACTTTTTATCCATGTTTGTAATTGCAAATTCACCTAGAGGAGCATATACAGATTGAAAATCAACAATTGTACTTGATACAAACTGTCTCAGTCCCATATAATCATTCTTACATATAAAATCCCAAATGGTTTGAATATGATCATATGTAACAAAGGTAGGTTCGCCATCGATATTACCCTTGTTCTCTAAAAAATTAATGAACATACTTTGTATAATTGATCTAAAATCGGGATAATAGTAACGAGCCATTTGTTTTAATGTCTCTTGATTTACAGTACCACCTTTATCTTCAACTTCAACTTTAGCAATATACTTCATACGATTAAATAATTGGCGTTTCACTTCATTATCATTCATATCATATGCAAATGAAATTGGAGCACATCGAGACGATATTGATTCAGGTATTTTGTAAAGGTTATTGCACGTAAGAATAAATCTAAGTGTACCCTCAGTTGCTTCAATTAATGAATTAAGCCCGTTATAAAACTTACCAGCATCTTGAGCCTTTGGTCTATCAGCTTCATCGATAATTACAAATCGAGGTTTTCCATCCATCGATTTTTGAGCAGCAAATGCACGGATATGATCAAATATTTCAGATCCAGATTCAGCACCAGCATAAAAATCATAATCAGCATTTAATTGAGTTGGGATTACTCGTGCGGTTGTTGTCTTACCAGTTCCAGGTTTACCAGAATGTAAAATCATGTGAGTAAACTCATTCTTAGCTAATCCATATTCAATCATAGATTTAATTCGTGTAGGAAGAATAGTTTCTTCAATTGATTGTGGTCTCCATCGTGCGACCCACGGTGATTTTAGCTGTACAACACTTAAAGCTTCTTGACTCATGCTTTCAGTTTCCGCTACGCCTTCACCTGTAAAAATGTCTTCCATTATATAACCTCGTTGTTTAACACAAAAGATAGCAACTTTATAGCATAACAGGAACAGAAATTTATAAACTATTACCATGAACAAATTTATTACATTTATAGAAAGTTTACGTAATTCGTCAAACGATGAATTAATCAATATAATTAAAGAAGGTTATCATATTATATATGAATCTTTAAGCACAGACGACGCAAATGGAAAACCAAATGGTAATACCGTTTCAGATCCAAGCGTTGCAAGTGTTGTTGACTATCAACAAAATGATAATAATGAATATTTCCCACAAACACTAACCGATACCAAACTAGATAAAGTATCTAAATCATACATCGGTAGTAGAGTAGCTGCATACCCACAAGCTGCACGTACATCTGTGGGTAAAGACCCCATAAATAAATTCCAATCTACACCAAATGTAAATGGTGTAGGTGGAGAATATGCAGGTGGTGGATCAGGTGGACTTAAATAAAAAATATTTAAGTCTATTACCCATTATAAAAACTCAACGAGGTTATCACTCTCATCATGTTCTAAATTTTTACCCCAACCAACAGCTATGAAAATTTTATCCATTGTTTGAGCAATATTTTTAAGCCATTGTTCATCCCAATCTGGAGTAAAAATTTCTAATAATCTTGGTGGACATGATTCACCGATATACGCAATAGAGTTGATGTTAAATTTATTTGGTGCAACTTTAATAAACTTCACTTTAGCCGATTCAAAAATAGGTTCAAGTGGAAGCTCGGATAGTTGTGGATCTGTTTCAATTAAATAATTCCATACAGATGCCGATCGCAATCTCCAATCAACGGTTTTACGGTCTTCTTCACTCCATGTAATATATTGTTCCCACTTTGGTGGATTTTGCTTTACACCAGACGGTATTGAAATTTCATAAATTCGGCCTTCATCAATACATTCATAGAACTCAGATTTAATTTTTAAATATTCGGCTCTTATATAACCTTTATCCATATTATCAAACATTTTATAAATTAAACCTAAGATACGCTCACGAGCAAACGGAGTTGTCGAACTACGAACAATTTCCATACCAGTAATTGCAAACTTAGCTTCTAATACATATTCACCAGTTTTTTTAATAAGTTTTTTATCAAAATATTTAGCATCTTCATTACTCTCAACACGACAGATATATTTCTTTTTTCTTGTTACAATCGCTTGATGAATACATTTTTCTCGTTTTAAAAAAATTGTATTTTCACGATAATTCCATTTATCGGAGTAACGTTGCATAATATCAGCAAGTGTATCTTCCATAAGACCAGCATCAAGTATACGACAGAAATCCGTTAGTAGATTTCTATTATATATAATTCGATATTCACCTGCAACTACAATTCCTTCGGCGAATGCATGTTTCTTTTTACCATTATCCAACGTAGCCCATTCATCGGAATATTTTATACATGCTGTATTAAATGCTTTCTTAGAATCTAATTCACCATCAGGTAAATCAAATGGATACTTTTCAATTATCTGATTACCCTTGAATACAATTACACTAATTTTCTTACCAACTAGTAATGCCGAATCTTTATAGAAATCTTCATACTTTACAAAGAACGAATCAGTATCACCATGCGACATACGTCTATATGCAAGATCACCATCTTCATTTTCAAATGTACCACTAAGTGTAGGATCTATAGTTGGTTTATGTCCAAACATATTTTCAAATCGTTTATCATCTTTAAAATCATCTTCAAAATATTGATTCAATTCTTTAATAGTTGTGGTGATCAATTCACGACCCAACGCAGTAATAGTAGCACTGTTATCGATATCATATAACTGAAAATATGGATTGCCTAATAATCCATACAATGAATTACCAAGAATCTTATATGTTTTCTGCTTCATATCATAGTAATCAGCAAGTACTTGATTACCATCTTTCATAGCTTTGAACATTAATTTTTTAAGTTCAGAACGTCCATCAAATAAAATCTTAACAACTTGTGGAACTATACCAACTTTATCCTTACGGTAATAAACTTGACGTTGTCCATTTGCAGTCCAAGGGCTTCTTACTAACGTGCGTTTTTCTTCAGCAGTTAATTCATAATCCATTGGGAATGTAACTTTAGTTTCAGGACTAATATTTGCTCCCATCATAATTGACGGATACATTGAACGATAATCATATGATACTAAACAATCATAATACCCCGGTGTGGAATATACATAAGCCCCAGGAAACCATTCACGTTCATTCTCTCTAAGAGGAGGAAGTGTTAATCCTTGTTTATGTAGATAGTTTAATAAAAAACCAACTAACATTTTTTTAGCTTCAAAAATAGCTGAAAATGGAACACGAGCCTCAGAACAAGCAGTTACAGTTGTTTCAAACATGCGACACTTGTCTTCAATTAATTTCATTAACTTAACATCTTTAAAATTATATAAAACGAAATCATCCCAATAATTAATCCATGACATATATCCATCAGGTAATGGAGCTTTGCGTTCACCTACTTCAATTTCACCAATAGTATCTAACTTAAAATTATCACGTTCTGAGAATGTGTATTTTTTATATAGTTGTAAAAAGTCAATAGTTTCAGTACCACCAATTTCTAACCGATTTGTACGTTTAGAAACATAAGCACTTTTATATTTCACAGGAAGTCTACTTAACGAACGAATATCAACATCAAGTCTAGCAGCACGATTAATTAAATATGGGAAATCATAAAAATCCGAATTCCACCCAGTAAGAATATCACACTCACTATCACCGATAGTTGAAAACAATTTATTAAGTAAATCAGTTTCAGTTTTACAGTTAATATATGCACAATTTTCATCTGCAAGTTTCTTTGCAGTCTCTTCTTTAATCTCTCTATTAAGACCAAATGTATAATACGTACCAACTTTTGATAAATAAATAGTAACACAGTTAACCGGATACTCAGCTTTTTCAGCCGTTGGAAATTTACCTTTAGTTGCAACTTCTATATCAATAAAACATGTATTAACATCTTTTGGATTAAATCTAATTTCTTCTTGATCTTCGTATTGGTTTTGTAACCAACGAGTTCTAAAATCTACATCACATTCTGCTAATTGATTATAACGACCCGCATGCTGACTTCGAAGGTCACCCTCGGTTTTACCATCAGTAATAACTTCATACATTGGTTTGTCATATATATTTTTCATACCACACGGATATGCCCCATATTCACCACGATTAGGTGTGAAAAAACGATGCTTTACAGGGTATGATAGTCTCTTTCCATCAGTATACCAAACGAATACTCTATCCGATCTACGATCATGATGGATTGAACTCCACATTTTCTTCTTTTCTTTTACTTCAGTCATATATTTCCCACGATTCAAATAAAAATATAGCAAAAATTAAAACAAATGAACAAAAAAAAACGACACAACACTAGTTGAATCGTTTAATAATTATTATAATTTATTATTTTTATTATATCAATGGTTTAATTGATACCGCATATGCTTCAAGTACACCTTGAATATATTTAGAATTTTCATCATTCTTAATAGATTCTACAAATGCTTCAAACTTATCAGCGTTTTCTTTTAAAACTGCTTTTGCTTCAGCTTCTGGTTGAGTTTTAGCAACTTCCTCAAATTTCTTATTACCGTCAGCACCCTTTTGCATATCTTTCATAGAACTATCAGCTTGTTTTTCAACAGTATCATCAGCTTTATGTTCAGTTACACTGTGTTCAGTATTAGTATTTGCTTTATCAAGCTCTTTACTTTCCTTAGAACCAGTTTTGGCTGTAACGAAATCAGTTTGTTTAACTGCGTCTGCTTTCAAGAATTTTTCTGCACTGTCAACTCCACCCGATGGGTTAGCCGCATTAGCTTCATTGATGTTTTTCATTTTTTCTTCCTTTTTTATATTAGATTCAACTGTTTTACGTTTATTAGCGATATAAGCATCTTGATCATCGATGTTACCATCATTATTGATGTCTTCATCTTCTTTATCAACTTTATCCAATTTAGGTTCCGCTGATTCGGTAATACCAAATACTCCATTAACGCTTCGTTCAAGATCCGCAAAGTCTAGACGATCATTTACATCATTACCTCTGCTTAGTATACCTTCAATTTCAGCACGAGTGTCATTAATTACGCCCTCGTTAATACTTTGTGTTACTGCGTTATACGCAGAATCGTCCATTGTTCCTTCTGTGATTCTATCGAACACATTGGCATCTCTCATTAATTTATCGAGGTCAAGCATATCCATCTTATTTAGCTCCGTAACTGTAAATGATTACTTTCTTTACTTTTAGTTTATAAAAGATGGAAAAATTATAAACTTTTTGTAACAACGTAGGTAATACACATGCAAGTAATTCATACATCATACATAAAACGTATGGCAGATCAGACAGGAAAAACATATAGAGACCTTGAAAGTATATGGAAAAAATTTGAACGTGAAGTTCAAAATGAGCGAATGTTCAATCCAAATAAATTTAGTCACATGCGTTCGACTGATGGTACAATAGCTCAAGAGATAGCAAAACGGTTTGAAGATTTTTTAGTAAATCCACTTGGAACCGAAGCTGAAAATCAGAATGAAAAAGTAGACGAAGTTCAAGATGAAATAGCAGCCGACGAAATTCAGGATAATATGGAGGAAGATATTGAATCCGACCTAGAAGGTGAACTCGTAGGTGACGAGCCTGATGAAGAAAATATAACCGATGAAACAGTAGAAGATACTAGCGATAAAATTGATAATGATATAGAGAAAGAATCAACAGACGAAAAAACCTCAGATGAAAAAACATCCGAGGATATTGAACCTGATATTAATATGGACGATTTTGAAGATCTAGAAGAACTTTAAATTTCATGAAATGGATTAATCAGTTCTTTATTTAGAACATATTCTCTAATTTTTTGAACTACCCAATCAACCCTTTCATCTAATGTCGTCTGTTCAACCACTTCAAATGTACACGGCTTAAACATTTTAAATAAAGATCTAGTAAACGCATCTGCTTGTGTTCGCCATTTTTTATCTTTAATACATTCATGTCTAACATCATCAAGTAATACAGGAATTCCATCTTCTGGTAAATGAAATATGATATCATATGGACTGTCAGCAGTAATTTTTGAAATTTTTTTAAATATATCTGACATCACCATTTGTTCTTTTGCTGTACCACCGTTTAATTCAGTTGCATATAAAAATGCTAATTGTATTGGACTATCAGCGAGCATTACATCAATTTTAGATTTATCTGCGAGAGTTTCCCATTCCTGTTGTATATCAACAAGACGATACTGTTCCCATATATTCTCAATTCCACCATACTTGCGTATGTAAGATCGTGCATATTCTGATACTAACTCAACTCGGTTTAAATCTGTACTCTGTTTAAGAGCAAGATTTACAGCCTGAGTTAATGTGGTTTTACCTGTAGAAGGTAATCCCGAAAATCCAATTTTAATCATTTTTATTTGTCCATTCGATTAGTTTCTGTTTTCTAAAAATAGAAAACTTTTCATGATCGTAGGACATTTTTTTTATAATTAATTGATTTTCAAGTTGCATATATAATTTCGTAGGTGAAGAATACATAAGCTGAATTGCATCAACTTTAGTTCGACTAACCATTTCTTGGAATATATCCGAATCAATTTCAATTTTTTCATCTGAAAGCATAGCTAAATCAGTTCGAACTGAAATTGTATATCGACCATCAATTCCACAAGTTAAATCAGCCTCACCATCACTTACTTTTTCAATCGTGAGCATTGATATATTAGACTGTTTATTGAGTCTATTAATAAGCTTCATTGTCGATTCAAGTAGCTCCGCATCTATGATGAAATAACGTTTATTATTATCTTCATTAAATGTATAAACTTCATGCTTTTCAGTAAGTCTATAATAAAATTCATAATCATCAGTACTTAACATTACAACATCATTGTCATATAAATTAAATACAAGATCATATATATGACCAGTACTAATCATTAACTGAAAAATATTCATTGGGATGTAAATTGACACATCAGTATCATATACTTCATCGTCGGTTTGTTTAATTGACAATTCACTTATGAACCCATTATAATCGGCTTGGTATTTAAGTTTACCATTCTCAACTATAATATTTACCCCATCAAGATTATTCTCAACATTCAATTCACTCATAATAGTATGAAATGTAATTGCGTTCATTGTAATACTTGTAATCTTTTTAGATTTGCATTCAGTGATTGCAGGAGTTGCACCAGTACCTTGGATCTTAAATCTAATTTCAAGTTCGTCGATACCTTTTTCTTCATTATAAAAACTATTAAGAACAAGTTCGTTGTCCTCTTCATCAATCCAAAATGTAATTAATTCATCCGGGCAGTTTTCAATTGCGTTGTATAAATCATACATATTAACAGATACACCCCTTTCAAGAATTGCACCTGATACTTTATCATGTGGATGTATTTCACTCCACATACCATTATCATCAGTAAACCTAATAACCTTAAGTTCACTACCATCTATTTCTCGTGAGAAGCAATCCATATGGATAAGAGCACATTCAGCACTCGATTCATCGGAAAGGCCGCTCGCAAAATGTTTTAATCGATTTGCTATATTACTAAAAGGACTTACAACCATCATAATTGGGTTGAATTCACCTTCTACTGTATCATTTTTTTCTATTTCGTTCATGTAGACCTCATTTATGTATAATATATTTTTTTATACATAACAAAAAAGAGAGAATTTATATTCTCTCTTTATTTTTTATATGACACTACTTTAATTAAGCATTAGGAAATTCATTTAATTCCTTTCCATCAACATCAGATTCAACTTCTTTACGTAGTGCGTCGTCATCGGCATCCTCATCCTCAGTTGCATCTGATATCTCGGTAAATATATCGTCAATTTCACCGTCATCAGAAGTTGTGTCATCAATGAATTCATCGAACTCACCTAGACCATCGAAATCTTTTTCCTTTTCACCACCCATTTCTTCAAAATCATCAAACATTTCATTATCCAACGCATCGCTTACGTCTTCATCGCCACGCATACCTGGAAGTTCCGCTTGTAACCATGAATCAAATTGACCATCATCAAGTGAAAGTTTTTCTTCGATTCTATCAAGATCTTCTTCTTTCAATTCAATTGAATCAAGTGAAGGATATACTTTCAAAAATTTGTCGATGATTTCTGAATTTGCATCATTTTTTATACCAGCACTTCCGTTAAGAATCTCATCAGATGTAAGTAGAACACCTTCACCGTCTTGCATTTTAGTTGCAACACTTGCAGCTACAAGTTTTTGCATTGAATCAAGTGATGAATTTAACCAATCACTTTTTTCTCTAAATGCCATAAAGTTTACATCTTCTTCAGTTGTGAATTCATCGCCAGTGTCGTTAACACCTTTATCTCCACCTTCATCTCCACCACCGATACCACCGATACCACCAGCACCACCAATATCATTAAATCCAGACATATCAACATCCGAACCAAAGTCCATGTCATCGCCTTCCATTGAGAAATCAGCTTCACCAAATTCTTCCGAGTTTACGTCAGCCGCATCACCACCAACATCACCACCAAGCTCATCAACACCTTCTTCAGCATCTTCTAAGCCAAGGTCCTCTTCATCGTCTGTAGCCTCTACAAGAGACATTAGAGCGGCCATACGCCTAACATCAACAGATTCACCAATTCCAGCACCAGCAACCCAGTTAGGAGACATATCTGTCATCCCACCGCTTTTATTACTGATATAGTATTCATCATCATAATCACCTAAACCCATAGCTTCTTTTGATTGAATCATCTCATCAACTTGAGTAAGGATTGAAGCACCGAAGTTACTAACATATGCTTCGTCTTCTAAAGACAATTCATAAATATTATCATCAACATCATCAACAGATAATTTTACAGTGATTTTATCATTAGCATTTGGATACATTAATTCAATATGTACAGATTCACCCGCACGTGTCATACCTAATTTGGCATGAGTCTTATCAAGAACAAGACTTCCAAGATCTAAACGGAACGCATTTGGTTGACTATTTTCAAGGATAGCAGATTCAGCAAGTAATTTCGTACTGATATCTTTCATATCACTTTGTTGTGGCTTCCAAGTACTTTCAAATTTGATTGTAGAACCTGGATTAGCTAAACTTGTATTCAAGTTTTTACGAGAGTCATCAAGCAATTGACCCTTTCCATCCGGAGTAGGCATAAAATTACCAATTTTCTTAAGAAAATCGGTTTTCTCAAATGCGTGATTATTTTTAGGGCCATTGTCAATCTTTTGATTTTGCAACGCACCTAATATATCATTTTTATTCATTTTCATAACGTAACCTAAATTATAACAGTTATTATTAGTTTATAAATAACTGATTTTGGCGTATTATTAAATGATTTTAAAATGAATTTGGTGTATTATTCAATGATGTCGAAATTATTTTGACTTTGTGATGTACTTTCAGTTGCTCCAATAAACACTTCAATATCATCTTTACCATCAACGGCAACTTTACCAAAAGCTTTGAACCCAACTAAATTACGATTCTCACCAGTATATCTAAGTTCAACCTCGAAATCTATTTTAAAATATGACATAAAATTAAAAATACGAGCGGGAAACTGTCTAAATTTATCAATACCATCAGACGCAAGTACCGTACTGTTATTAATCTTACATTTCACAGGATCAATCTGACGGGTAACTTGTTGACGTTCAATACCACGCATATAGAATGATACATCAGTGTTTACAGTTACTCCGAAAAATTCACAACCTTTCATTAATTTAATATCATTAGTTAATTTATCCAAATCATCTTGAGTTACAATAAAAGATGATACTAATTCCATTGGATCTTTATCACGAGAAATAGGAACTTTTTTGTCTCGTTTAGTTTCAAATCGAGTGGGGTCAGCCACAATCATGCGATACTTAACATACTCATCATTCAGCACAACACATTCAAATGATTTACCTTTAGTCGAAGTTTCAGTAGCAATATTGATATCACCAACTTTCGGATAATTAATGGCTTTGATATAATCCATTAATTCACCAATATTAGCAACACCGAACTCATTTTGATATGTAGCATGTTGGTCACTTGTTTTTACATGAACCAACGCTCCCATATCCATCAAAGATATCATTGATGAATTATCTTCTTTAAAAAAAAGAATTTCATTTTTCTTTGTACCTTTAGATACTTTTAGAAAATTTTTTAAAACTTCAATATATTCATCCGAGAATTTTATTCCATTTGACATACAAACTCCTTATATGTCTGTAAATATACCAATTCATTTGGAAAATTGGGAATAAAAAAAGCGACCTTCGTGCGAAAGTCGCTATAAATATATTATATTGTGTAGCATAGAATAATTTATTATACTATTTATTATACTTTGCTTTATTTTTTACTTCATTTATCAATTCACGAACACCAGTAATATCATATTCAGATATAAATGCAGATATACCAGAAATTAAATTAGTTAATTCATCATCAGGTAAGTTTTTAAATAATTGTTTAAGAACAGTTAAAAATTTAGATTTGTCTTTAATAGTAATTTCAGTTGCAAGTTGTGGTACTTTACGAGACCCATCCATTGCACTCTTTAATTCATCACCACTTACATCATCAAGCCCAAGAGCCGAATTAATATGAGGAATTGTATCAACTGAATTAGACATAGAATCAGCTTCATTAATTTTTTTTAACTGTGATGTTAATAATTTATCAATCATACCGATATTACTATTAATTTGATTGATATCATAAGTACGATCAACACTTTCATTCATAGAAACTTGATGATCCCCATAAGTATATAAATCGTTTACAGCACGATTGTACATTCCAATTCCATCATCGATAGGAGCATTTACATTATTTCCTAAATGAGTAGACATTTCACCTTGAGTATTGTCTTCAATACCTAGACTTAGATCTTTAAGATCTTCAAATCCATTAATATTCATATTTAATTACCTGATATTTTATATAGTTTATATTAACTAAAGATTGAACGAGGTAACATACTTTGCCACTTAGATGTAAAATATGATTGATCATTCATCATATCTTCATCATCTCTATGTCTAGTTACATTATCAAATTGCATGCATGATGATTTAATCTGAGCTGCAGCCAATCCACGAGACGCACATTGCATTGAAATATCAGCCATGTAATGATAAAACCCACCTACTATATTCTCAGACATTTCAGTGAAATCCATTTGCATAAATGTTTCACCACGAACTGCAATAAATGGACCATGGACAATTAGAACTCGATTCTTTGGTTTAGTTTTAAATTCATGTCCAACGATAAAATCCCAATTGATATCATTGATTGCACCTTGAATATAACATCCACGAAAATTATGTACAGGAAATCCTTCAACATCATACCATCGTCCAGACGCACGAATTTCTTGGAATCCATATGAACCAGCAATATGAGTAGTTGGGTTAAGTTCTTCAAGTCGTGTGATTAAATTACGGTCATTTAACATCGACGAGTCATTACTAATAATGATCCACTTCGGTGCATTCGCTGGATTCTCACCACGAGCTGTTTTAATTTTTTCTTGAACTGTAATAAGGTGTTCAAATGCATTTTTCTTACTTGTATTTCCAAACCCAGGGATACCCATTAATATACGAGGACAAATATCGACACCATCTTTGTAAATTTCACTTCGATGTTGATTCATCACAACATGAATAGCTCTATCACTTACAGCTTCAGCAAGGAATGCATGACTTCGTGTACTAAATTTACTTTGTTTACTTGATCTAATACCAAGTTCTTTTTTGGTTTTATTTATAGTCTTACGTTTCTTTGAAGCTTTCTTTTTCATCTTAGTGATTTTAACTTCTTTTACATCAGCAGCTTCTTCAATTGCTGCATCGAATGCATCACCTATAACACCATCACCTTCAAAAAACTCACCATCACCTTCACCCTCGAAAGTATTACCCTCGATAAATTCAGGATTCATGTCTTTATTAGTTCGATTGTTTAAAATTTCATCTGCTTGATTATCTATGTCAGCCATTGTTACCTCAAAAATATGGTCGGATTTCATCCGTTCGTTTACTTTGGATTCTCATCTGCTCATAACGTTTTTTAAGCTTTTGCTTACGTTTCTTTTCACGATTACCATGAATAAGAGTGAGTAGTATTGATGCACCTTCTGATACCATAATATACTTTTTTAAATCGTCTGATATAATAAAACCATTATTATCCAATCTAAATTTATTTGTATACATGACAGCATCATTCATATCTTTGATTTTACGTTCTTTCATCACACCATTTTCATCGGTGTAATATTGATATTGAGATAATGGAGTAATATCTCTCCAGTCAAACCACTTAAACCCAAGATCAACAGTTTTCGGAATCTCATCGTATCCAGCTTCATCATTATCCCATATCACAGTACCATTATGAGCATGTTCAGCAATATGTGGAAATTGGTTTAAAAATGACATTAAATGCTTTGTTCCACCAAACGCAACTGAATTACGAACAAATGTAGAATCAATAGAACCTTCAAATAAAAAAAATGGTTCATTTACATTTAAAAAATCTCCGTTATATAATTCTCTATCAGCACCTTCAAGGTTTCGATAACGAAGAAATGATTTTTCATTTAAATCACGAGCATCAAATTGAACCCAATCACCACCATATCTATAATATGGAATAATTAAACGATTACCATATTCATTTCCAATTGGAATACCTTTATCATTATATATATAATTTCCATCGGGTCCTCTTACTATAAACTTAGAATCCTTAAGGCATACATACCAGTGACTATAAATTGATTTAGGTATCTTACGACTAATACAATAATTAAGAGCTATTTTAGCAGTTGGGTGGGCATCAGTAATTCCAATCAATTCACCTTTTTGGAATTTATATATATTAGTACCTTTAAACGTTGCTTCTTGTTTTGGAATTACTTTTTTAGTTTTTTTCTTCCAATCACTTCGATCAAATGCATGAAATAATACATTTCGATAAACATCATTATGTCGCTCTTTAAGGAATTTAAAAAAACTCATTGACCCACATTCATTATGACAATGATATATCCAATTACTATCTTTAAACAAAACGTAACCACGTTTAATATGTGGATTCTTTTTTGAATCACCACAAATTGGACATCTGAAATTATATGGAGTTGTACCGGTACCACCACTTAAATTACAATCACCAAGTGTTTCCTTTACTGCGTCATGTAAAACGTAGTCAGGTATTTGTTCAAAATTAAACGCCATTTTCTTTTAAATCCTTAAGAGTATCCTCTATAAACTTTAAATATACAAAAGTTCTTAGATAATTAGAAAATATTCCATCAGATTTTAAAATATGCTTGTTATTATAACCTCGCCCATATCGGCGAATTCGTGATAATCCTTCCATCTGGATAAGCTGTTTCGCAATACCATCATAGATGTCAAGTTCATTATTTATAGATTTTTTTATATTTTTATGTTTCATTTATACCAACAAAAAAGGAGAGGAATAATCCTCTCCTTCTAAAATATATCATTTATAAATGATTAGAACGGTAAATCATCATCAGCACTATCTGAAATCTCAGGTGCTGATTCAGTCACAGGTGTAAAATCAGTAGGAGCTGATACACTTGTATCATCACTATTCATATCAAACATATCATCAGACTTCTCAGTCACCGCAGTGTTTCCACCTTCAGTGCCTTCGAAATATAATGATGCATCACCAGTTGAAACATTTTTCGCTGGAGCCGCAGTATTACCTGGAGCCGCACTGCGATTAGCTTGAACATCATTTGCAAGAGCGTTACGTTCTTTAGCTTCAACTAGAGCTACAAACTCATTATATTGATTCATTAATTCCTCAGATGTAGGCACATCACGATATTCACTAAGATCATGACATTGTTCAAGTACAGCCATTATATCTTCAGACGTTCCAGCTATATCACTTAAACCATCTTCATCCCAATACGAATTATCGTATGTTGGCATATCATTTGATGGATTACGTTCAACAATAACAAAACGATCACGTCCATTGCGAGGACTATATGGAACAAATTTTTCTTTTGCTTTTTTAAATTTAGGTTTATCTTCACCGGGTTTAGACTCATCATCACGAAGAGGATCCATTAAAGTACTATTGATATGATCAGTGTGATCCCATTTTAATACTTTACCATCATTAACAGGTTTAGTCAAATCTTCACGAACAAGAATATTAATTACATGTCGAGTTGATGGAAGTCTACTCTTACCAAGATCCATTAAAACTTTGTTGTTTTTATCTTTTCCCGCATTATAAATAGCCCATGCTGCTTCGCATATAGGACAAGCTTCATCAATAGTCTTACGACACGGTACGTTTTTATAAATTTTATTTACAGGATCTTTAAGATAATGCATCATATATGATACAGATGCTGGGAGTTTATTTTTAACTCCGTTTAAACCCTGTGGTAGTAAACGAATCTTAGCTTCATATTCTTTTACATCTCTTCCAATTGTTGGTTTCCATAATGTAGGGTCTATTTGTTTACCGTTTCCAGAATCAGCGTTCTGTGCCTCGATAGCGGCAGCTTGATCAGTATCGATCGTTAAAAAATCTTCAGACATTTTGTACTCCTTAGTGGTTGTATTTAACCGATTTATTTGTCATTTGTTTTTGTAAGTCTTAATTATAAGACATAAAGAAAGATACATCATTTGAAGTGACTTTATGAACTTTTTTTATGTCTTTATTAAATTTAATTAGAGATTCATCTTAGCCTTCGTGGACGCAATTTTTAATTGTTCCGCATTAGCTTGTTCTTGTTTTTTCTGTTCAATGAACAAAACTTTTGATTCTTCAATTATATTCGAAATATTGATCGAAGTTTCATATGAATTATCACCATGATATGCTTTCATTGCTCTATTTGCTTCATCGACAATCTTAGATTCAGGTAATGATAAATAACGTTTAGTCATATTTTCAATAATAGATAAATCAATAAATTTCTTATCATGTTCATTATCACCTTTAAGTGCTTCACCATAATCTTCAACTTCATCTCCATATGAAGAATTTGGATTGAAATCAGCCGCACCTAAATTAGCTTGATTCATAAACTCAGATGCTGCTGCCTCATCTAACACCTCGTCATCATTAAGTTTAACCTCTTCCGTATACTCTTCAGGTGCAGCCGTAACATGTTTCCCGATAAATGGATTGTTAGCACGATGAGCATCAAGCCATGATCCAAATTCTTTAGTTTTAACCGGAAGATTATTAATTGAACCTCCAGCATGTTCTACTATGTCAAACTTATCTACATCAGTTTGTACAGATTGACGTTCAATTTCAATCTCTTTATTGATTGAAGCAAATGCTTCCCCTTTTTTAATTACTTTCTTTCGGGCCATCGTTCATTTTCCGTGCTGCTGTGTTCATATGGTATGCCTCTTCCATTTCGGACTTAATAAGTATGGTAAGTTCAGGATCAAGCACATTTTGTACAAGTGGTTCCATATCAAAAAACTCTTGTAATGCTAAAATAATATGAAATAGTTTAACATCCTGATCTTTATATCGATTATATACAATAGTAAGAGCGTAATTAAACTTTTCAGCATTTTTCTTAAATTTATGTTCTGGCATATATAATGTAAAGGGATCAATGTCATCCGGTGACCTTTTAGTCATCAAAATTTCATTAATTTCTTTTACATAGTTGCGATCTAATGGCATTAGAATGGACTCCCAGTCTCTTGTGGAGACTGTGTTTGCAACGGTGGGTTTTTGTTACCGTTTTCATTACTATCTAATATAGTTTCTTGTACAGGTAAAATTTCAACTTCCGTTATTTTTTCAGTTTTTAGATCTTTATTTTTTAACTCGTTCATTTTTTCCACCTGTGCTTCAATCTCTTCTCTACTCTTTGAAGGAGCTTTAATCGAACCACGTAAATCACTTGTACGAGAGGTAAATGAATCCGCATTACCATCTTGTGATATCTGCATTTCACTATATTGTTTAATATCATTATTAGACGCACTACGAACACGCATATGTGAATAATCACACTTAGACATACTATTTATCATATTTGGACCAAAACGATTCTTAAGAATCATATGATAAAATAAATGATGTTCTTTTAATAGTGGATCTTGTGTAATAGTAATCATTAAATCAGCTGTATCATTTAATCCAGCACTACCAGCAACATTTTCCATCGAAGCTTCTTTACTACCATAACCATCACGATTTAATTGTGATGCAGTTACAACAGCGATTTCACGAGCCTTTGCCATATCACGTAGTTGTTCGGCAATCTCTTTACCCATTGTATATAGAGTATGACTGCCTATTCCATTCGCACGTTTAGCAGGTTTCATAATACCAATATAATCAACTACTAACATATCAATATCAAATCCTTTAGTGCGTTTTATTTCAATAATTTCATTTTCGATATCAACAACAGTTGCAGTGGTAGGTAATGCTTTAACAACTAGATTACCGACATCATGTACATCCTTATCGGGTACAGTGGTTAATAATCGTTTTAAATCAGCCCCATTTGAAACACGAACTTCATTCATTGGTACATCAGTAATATTTGACGTAATACGTTCCCATATTAATTCTTCGGCCATTTCTAACGTAATATACATAACATTGTATCCACGTTGAAATGCAAATGCAGCTTCATTACATAACACAATAGATTTACCAACGTTAGGCATACCCATAAAAATGGTTAACGCTTTCCTATAATGACCACCATATCCAGTTCCATTCGATGTAAATGCACGAATATCTTCTAATGCTGATGGTATTGCTCTCATAGATTCATTTAATCGCCTCAATGCTTCATCCGTGTCAGCAACTACATCTAACGCACCATCAATATGTAAACTAAAATTAACCGCATTTTGCAATCCTTTGATTAATGTGTTAATGTTTGTAAAATCTCGTTCATGTATGGCCTCAGCAGCATCTGTTAAAATATTTGTTGTTTGTTGTACTTGAAAAAATGTTTCAATTTGATCGATAACGTAACTGTTTTCCATCGGTTGTATATCACGATTACATATGTTAATCAATTTAGTTCGCTGAGTACAAGCAGGTAACGCAGTGACCAATTCTTGAGCACTGGGGTATCGATTATACTTCTTATGGTATCGTAAAATCCACTCACATATTTTTTTATTAGCAGGATCTTTAAAAACATCCTCCGAGAAATGTGGTGCGATTCGATGTTGTAAAGTAGTATCTTCGAAAAATTTACGTATTACTAAATCTTCATTAGATATGTCATAGACTTTTTGCATTGAGTTCTCCTTACATAGAAAGATACGCAAAAAAATAAAAAATCGGGAAAGTTTTTTCCCGACTATTTATTAAAAAAAGTAGTTGACCTAACTTAATCATTCATGTCAAACTCATCCATTTTACCAGCTTTCACAGCTTTACTTACGACGGTCTCAGCATCTTCAAGGTTTTCACTATCGATATCAATACCTTGTTCTTCTTCATCGTCATATTTAAAATCAATTGGTTTCACAAGTTGTAATTTATTTTTAATATATTCATTGATCTCATCAAAAACAGTTCCAATGGTAGATTCCATATGAATATCTTTTTCTTTACAAACAATCCATTCAGATTCAGGTTTTTTTGGATCTTTAATTACATAAAAATTTGCACCGCCAGTTTTTTCAGGACCGACAACACCTTTTTTATCAAATTTAGCAGCCGACCACTTTTCAAGTAATTTAGCTTCCACAGCCCATTCATGCATTCCATACCATTTATTTAGACCACGCTCCCAATTCAAATAAATCTGAGCCTTCTGACCATCAATACAGAATCTACTTTTAACATTTTTAGCGGTGATGATAGTACCTTTACGGATCGTACCTTCTTTATACTGCTTTTTAGTCATATGTAGAATTACAGATGATGCATATAACCCACCACTACCACCAGCAACGGTCGTAGGATCACCGTAGCCGCCAATATTAGCATATACATGATTAGTGATAAGCATTGGAATATCAAGCGTTCCTAGACGCACTAGAACCGATTTATAAAAGCTCTTCAATTGTTTTTGAGCAGTCATATCGTTAACATAATTACTGTTCTGAATATCAGTTCTACTCTTCAATGTATCAAGCATACCTTGTGAATCGATTACAAATGCACACTTATTTGGGTTCTCAGCCTTTCTTCCCATAGCATCTTCAAGTTGCTCTAGAATTTGGTCGAAGTTACCTTTCAGTTTTTCAACAACAGATTGACTAATAAGTTTAAATGATCCTTCAGGTAATCCAAAATTAATTAGATCAGAATCACATAGTGAGTTTTCAGTGTCAATGTAATAGATAAAATAACCCTTCTCAACGAGTGGACGTGCAAATGCAAACATAGCGAAAAAAGTTTTACCTACCGCTTGTTCTCCTGCAAACATAAATGCTCTATTACTTGGGAATCCTTTTGTCATGTCGCCCGACATGATTGCGTTCAATGTATATGAACCAGTATCGATCCAATCTTTAACTTCACGCTTGCGACCGCTATCAGCCATTTTGTCTCCAGTCTTCACAGAACTGAAAAAACTAAAATCAGGTGCGGTATTCGTTTTCTTCTTTTTTGGTGGCATTTTTTATTCCTCTTATATTAATATTTAATAAGATACACGAAAAAATACGGGATTACCATGTTTATTTTAGAAGATTTATACCACCTTTCATTTCACGTAAAATTTTATCAGAATTAAAAATTAGAGGACTAATAAATACCGGAATTCCACGATGAGATACCACGGTATATGGCATTTTTTGATTCTTAAGTTTAATTGGCTTAGTAGTCATTAATATGTATGGATTAGGAGTACTAGTAAGTGTACTGGTATCCTGTAAAAAACCATGCATTTTAAGTTCCAATACTGATATTCCATTACGAACACCAATTACATTCACACGAGCCTGTGAATGTCGATCATCCATTTTTATAACATAATCAGCGTCAATTTCAGAATCTATTTTATTAAATAATCCCTTTGTTGGTATCTGAAGCATTCGAAGATAACTCTCAAGTTTTGCATATCCTGTTAATAGACTTTTATTACCTTTAAATAGATGAATTGTATTTAAATACCGCTGTAAAATTGGTGCTAACATACGCCCATTATCAGTAGATAATCTATGAATCATTTTATGTACAAGAGGTAACTCACTCACACCCATATCGCCAAATGAAATCACTTTACCATTATCATCACGCATGGTATTTTTTATTTCTTTAATTGCACCTTTAAATTCAACACCATCAATCTGAAGAATATAATTTTCACCGAATGTTTTTAATGCATTTACAACATTATGTGGATTTTCAGACGACATTGTAAAATCATGTGAATCCGAAATTATATATGTATTAATTCCCTTTGCTGAAAATTTAACACACGGAACCGAACCATTACCGCCTTTAACATAATACACCTGTGAATATTCAACCTGTACGTATTTATATAGATTTCCATCCTTCTTAGTATAATTTAAATCACGGGCTATATTTCTATAATCCGCACTAGGTTCACGTGTAAATACTACCTGTGTAGTACTATCAATATTTTGTACTATCATATATTGGCCTCGCCATTTGAAATTGATTTAAGTGTAATACCAATAACTCGAACATTTCCAGTTGGTACTAATAAATATAATACAATCATTACATCATTTATAGCATCATTAAAAAATACATATGAATCTTCTTCTACTATAGATACACGTGGTTCGTATCGCTTAACAGATTCAATAATTTCAGTTAACGCACGTTTTTGAAAACCATCAATGTCATCAACAATTGAATGAATATAATCTTCAATTCGAGTACCGAAATCAGGATTAAATATTCTTTCACCAGCACGAGTTAGAATAATACTATACACATTCTGTACCATACTATTCTCATCAGTAACCTCAGAAAATCCAGAATATCCCATATCTCGATTATATATAGCTGTTATATCAGAGTCACGACCAAATGGACTAATTAATCCAGAACCAGTTGTAAGTGTTTTTCGCTTTTGATAATCACGAGTTAATTTATCACGTTCTGGATCAAACTCTTCATCATCAAATAATAATGTATATATATCAATATTACTTAATGAACAGTTTTCATATCCAGTATTAGTAGGGCCAGTTTCAACTTGAACTGGCCCCGTTGTTGCACCAAATGGAACAACAACTTGAATTGCATTTCGATCACCACCAATTACCGTACCAACAATTCCATTAAACGTAACAACATTATTAATTGGAATTGGATTTAGTAATCCAACCGTTGCCGATACCGTAACAGTATCACCTACATAACCTTGCGTTGGATTAACTTCAATATATACAGGACATCCAGTTACAACATTTATTGTACGAATTGCGGCATTTTCATTTCCACATGGATCACTTACAGTATATAGGATTAAATAAGTACCAAGTGTATTTGAATCAACTGCACCCTGTATTAAAATATCGGCGGTAACATCACCAAAAATATTATCAATTGCAATAGCACCTTCCTCTATATATGATTCACCTTGAATTACTTCCATGACCTGATCACCATTAATTGATATGATAGGAGGAGTATTATCTAAAATATTAGTAATTGTATTTGTAAATAATGTAACATTATTATGTACCATACTCATAACAAAATCCATCTCACCATCAGGAGTTCCAAATCCATAATATACTGTAACCGATGTCATAGTCGCATTCGTAATATTTAAATTTGAATTTAAAAACGATCTACTTGATGTTTCATCATGATTTAAATTGATACCAGTCAAAGTCAATACTGAATCATTATTAAAACATTCAGGTGTTACACTAGTTAATACCGGAGGTATTATTGATGTAGTATCATTACCCTCAGTATTCGCATAAACAGTCAATACTCCATTAACCAACCCATCCACTTCAATATCAAATGTCATCTCATCAACACTTGCTACTAAATTACTTATAACACCATAACTTGTATCAGAAACTTCACCTTCAGCAAATATACCTGGAGATGAACTATTACTCGCTATTATAGCACTAACTGGATCAAGTGGATTAAATGTAACATGCATGTTTAATATAAAATGATCAGCATCAATAATTGTATATCCATCAACCGAAATAGCAAGTGTGTTGGTAGTAGGTATAGGTTCAGTTGCAAATGCTAAATTACCAACCTCATCCGCAACATCAACACGTAATATACCTGTACCTGTAACATTAACTTCATATATTAATATTCGAGGATCTGTTGAATTACTTAAAGAACCGGTACCATTAATAAACGATACACTAGATTGATTAATCGGAGAAATATCAGTAATAGTCACATTAATTATATCGCCAGTACCCACAATAGTTGGAATTTCAATCATAGGTGCATAATCATCAACAATAATAGACACCTGATTATTATAATCGCTTGTTATAATACCATCTTTAATTACATATGCAGGTGATACATAATTATACATCTTCATATTCATATCATCTGTATGATCTAAATCAATTGCAGATCCACCAGTTGAATATGAAATCTGAATCTCTACATTAAATCCAATTTGAGTTGCCGCAACAATGTAATATAAATCACCAATTACAATAGGTGCATTTGTGTGATTACCTAATGAATTAAATGATACAATATCACCAATTTTAAATGAGCAGTTTTCAACTAATATTGTATCCGCAACATCATCCACACTTAATACATTATACTTACCTTGAATACCAGATGGTAATGTAAATGTAAATAAATTATTTGGAGCATCTATATCAACAAGACCTATACTTTGAGTTAATCCACCTGAAACGGTACCACCAATAAGTGTATCATCAGCAATATTAAGTGTTAATGGGTCTTCTACATTGAACCCAATAATATCAACTATATCACCTGAACGAACAACCGCTGATACTTGTTCAGTTGAATGTTTACGATAATACATTAGAATTGGAGCTGTTAATCTAGCACTCTGATTACCAATCTCGTCTTTGACAGCAATATCATAATATCCATCACCAATCCCACTTAATGTGAAATCAAACGATAAATTTGTTGATGGTGATTTTACAATATTAGATGGTGTTACATTTGTCAACGACGAAGTCTTACGTATTTCAATATCCAACGAGTCATCAGATATCTCACTATCATCAATCCCAAGAGCCGATACGTCAACAACAGTCTGTCTAAGTGATATACCACCAACATCAGTAACTGTTGATGTATTTCCGGGTATATTAATTGTATATGTAAATGCAGTTGGTGTAGTAAGTACAACAGCACTACGTACATTATAATTAGGTGAAATAATATTAACTAGATCCCCAACATTTAAATTACTAGAAGTTGTCGATGTAATAGTAACTTCACCAAATCCATCACCAATCGCACTATCAACGATTAATGCATTATTTGTATTAGTTAATTGAACCGTAGGAGGCTCTTCATCATCAACAACACCAGAACTAATAACAATATACGGTTTATATTCAATTGTTTCAGTACTCCAATATACATTTTCAATTGAGTTCGATTCCTGAGTTTTAACAAATCCAACATCAGGAACCTCAATACCATCTAACCACTTAGTTAGTTTATCTGTACTTACAGTAAATTTAGTATATGCATCATTTTCACCACTACCAACATTAATAAAATTATAATACCCGATTGGATCACCCATATCAATTAATGGATTAATTGTATCCCATGTATCAGAATCAGACCATGAATCATCCACCATTTGAAATAATCCCATTTGAGCATCACCATCAGTACCACTTTCATATACAGCATTAATTTCAGCAAATAATAATTGTGATAATGGTATACCAGCAATCGGAAATCTAAACACCATACGTTGATAATTTGGAGGTGAATTAGTACTAAAATTTCTTACTTTCAATTGCGTTGATGAACCAAAATCATTAGCTACATTATTATCAATATATGTATCTTTATCAGCATATCGAAGATATGTAAATAGCGTATGATCTTCAAGTATTTTTGCTTCATACCCACTTACATAATTAACTGCGATTGCAGCCGAAGGTGGACGACTTGAATATTTAATTGAGCCTACTAATTCAAGTGTTGTTGACGTATTTCCAGTTAATTTACATTCAACTGAGTTTGTACTAAGGCGACTAGTTATAATTAATTGATTGCCGTCATAATTAGTAGTACCTTCAATTGCAATGATATCATTAACTTGTAAATCATGAGATCTAGTTGTGTTAATTGTTATTGTACCCGAACCATCGCCTGAAATTGAACTAATTGATTGTTCATTTACAACAACTTCCCAAAATTCTACAGTTCCGCTAGTATGAGTACTTGCAGTCACAACATGTTTTGTGTGATATGTGAATGTAGTAGGACCTGTAACCGTAATTTTAAATGTACCTTCATACCGTTCACCCGAACTACCAAACGAACGAACTCCACTACTAATGTCAGTAATGCGAACTGCATCACCTGAATTATATGAATGAGCTGCACTTGTTGTTACAGTTACGGTATTTCCCAATGATGTAATATTAGAAATAGTTTCAGTTTTACTATTATCTCGGTGTTCAAATACCCAGTTCATTGGATTAGTAATATTTTCACCATTCAATCCAATATATGAGTATGAATCTTCACAGTCATTATATCGACCTAAACGTTCTGTATTATCCCACATCCCACGTAGATTGAACCTACCTTGATTTGCAAGGGTTGCACTACTACTAAGAGTTCGAGTTGGCATATATAATAATATTTCAGATGAGAATTTGTTCTCATCAATACGAGGTGGGCGAATATTATTCATCCAGTCATCATACCCTTCTGTCATTGTACCACCAACACCTTGAAATGGCTGTATATCGTTAATTGCATAATAACCACTGTTATCTAATACAGTCAATACATAATGATGATTGAAAAATCCACGGACACGATAATCCTGTAACGCATATGACCCACCGGAAATACACTCTAGAGATAGCTCCAATGAATATCGAGTTACTCCATTAACAGTAGTTGAACTACCATCTTCTTTAATTCTAAGTTCTAACATATGAAACGCTTGTTTTCCTATAGTTTATAAAGAAAAATAGGTTTCTTTGTGGAGTATTTTACTTAAAATTGAATTTTACTACGATATATATCAGAAACCGCTTTATATCGATCAATAGAGGACTTTGCATACTGCTTCCAATTATCAGTTTTTAACAAACTAATAATACCATCACCCATTTTTTCATATTCAAGTTCAATAATAGAATTACCCATATAATTCTGAGGACTTTTTTCACTAACAACACATCGTCCATTAATTATTGGATAATACATACGAGCTTGCTCTTGTTTAGATTGTTCACCTGAATGCAAATTTAAAACAATTTTACTTCGCTGGATATATGAATCAAGTTCTTTACCCCAAACCCCATATAAATCAAATACTTTATATTTCCCAGCAAATTTTTGTTGTAAATAAAACAATAATTTCGCACGTCTTTCATGCATATAACCATAAAACAATACATCGATATCACAATCAACTTCATCCACAGATGGAAGAATATTAAGTGTATTAGTGTACATAAGAGGAACAAATTTTGCATTTAAATTATAGTTTTTTCGAATCCATGCAATATTTGATTGATCATAATCCCATATTTCATCAGCAGCACGTAAATTATAAAATGATTGACGATTAACCCAATGAGATCCATCATACAATTGTTCTAGTTGATATACAATTACTTTATAACCAGGATACTTAGATTTGATATCATTTAAATTTTTCAAAACATTATAACCAAGAACAAAAACCGTAGTATCATATTTAGGATTATTTCCTACTAACTCACGTAATGTAATTTCAACATGATCAAATACTCTATTAAATTTAAATACTTCCATTATCTTATACCTTTATTTTATATTTTAGATGACCTAAATATGGATGTAAACATAATTATAACAATACATATTATTACATCAAACCTAAATTTTAAATCATTCCACACATTATATAATCGATTAAACTTCATTATCTAACACCCTCAGCATAAACAACTAAATGGTTTTTCCGAAAACATGATATTGCATATGTATTAGTATAGTCTTTACTTTTTAATCCACCAACCAACTTCCATTCAACTGGTCGAGTCAACATAACACCATTACCGAATCCATCACCATTAAGTGATCTAATGATTATCCAATCATCGACAAACCATCTAATATTATCGGACGTTTTTAACTTATGTGATTTATTATTCGTACATATTGCACCTAATTTACGCTTATAATCATATTCGATATGAATATTTAATAAATCGGAAAGCCAATTCAAACTTTCAAATGATATTAAAGGTTCTACAATCGCAACGTAATCAAATGTATCGTTTGATTCAACTATATCATTCATCATAATAGTTGGATCAAATGTTGAATTATCGTATATAGGAATTATATCATCAAATACAGGATCAATTGCAACTTCTGATCTTTTACTATACGACGCAATATAATTAGCAAGAAATGATTTATTAAATGATTCTCTTATTCCAGTTATAGGTATATATAATGTTGGTTGAATATTATTATAATTACTTCTCATAAGTTGCATCAAACATGTAGCTACCTCTTCATCATGATAATATACAGGAACTAATATTGCAATTTTATACATTACTATCACCTAACGGACGAGCTTTAGTTAACGGTGCATTTCTAGCCGCACGTCTACCATCATCATCATAAAAATCATTTGAATATGGATTCTCATCAAGACCAGCAACCGCCTCTTCCAACTCAAATGATCTTTCAACTTGTTGATGGAACCGCTCAATTCGATGTTCTAAATAATCCATTGATATATCAATCATATCTTGATCATCGATATATAACATTTCGGGATCATATAATTCATTATTAACTCTATTAATTGCAGCAGCTAAAGCTTTCTTATATGAAAACGCATATATTCCATATGCAAACCCTTTAGAGTTGCAACATTCACCGATATGAACTACATCAGACTCTTCACCTTCAGCAAACATAGTTTCAAATACATTACCACTCGGAGTTACATCACCACCAGTGACCATTAGATTATTATCTAACGTCAATTGGGTTGAATATGGCGTAACAAAAAATAACGCAGTATCATCAAAAATTATACAATATACAATTTCAGTATTAATTACATATTCATAATACGATGAAAACATGAATGTATATAATCCATTGTTTCCATCCACAGTTAGTCGATTAAATTCTTCTTTAAATTCTTTTTTTAACTCAACTGGATCATCATTATAAAACGCTATAATCTCATTGTCTATCATATTATTTTTGAAAAATATGTAAGAATATTTTGAAGAAGAACATTTTCAGTATTTTTTTCCTGGTCAAGTAAATCGACATAACGTTTCATTGCGTTAACTACTTGAGTTGGAAATTTTTCATATTCAACTACATAATCTGGATCATTTGTTATAAATGAACCATCCTTTGGATTAATAGTGATCTCATATTTTTCAGCTTCCTCAGGTGTAATTTCGATTTGCTGGTGAAATTGATCAATAGTAAAACGAAGTGATACCGTACATGGTAATTTACGACTGTACATACTAATATAATATCTATCTTCTAGTGTAAGCTTAGTGCTCATCATTTACCTTCTTGCGTGTTTTAAATTTAAAATCTTTATAAAGTTCATCGAGTAGTGTTATATACATAAGACTAATAATTATAATCGTAGCAACTACCAAAAATATCGGTAACATAATTGCAACAATCATTGAAAGTATAAATTCTTTTATAATTAATATACTACGCATATTCAACCTCATCAACAAGATACTTTTTTTTTAAATCAATTACCACAATTCCATTCAAGTTCTCTAAGTTTTTCATATAATTCAATCTCGGCATCGCTTGCATCAGTTGGAACTAACACGGTAAACGTAATAAATAATGAACCATCTTTAATACCATGCTTTTTTAATTTGAGTTTAGCCGTTGATTTAGTTCCTTTTGGTATTACCGCTTTAATAATTTTACCAAAAACATTAATTTTAATATCAGCACCAAGAACTAAATCCGAAGGTGATACATCAAACGACATATAAATATCATTACCTTTACGAATAAATTTTGAATCTTCGATAACCTCAATGTAAGCTAGAATATCGCCATTTGCACCACCATTACGACCAGCATTACCAGAACCAATAACTTTAATTAAATTACCATCTTCAACACCTGATGGTATTTTTACAGTAATATGTTTAGTTTCAGATAAAATTGTTTCACCTTTACATAAAGTACATGGTGTCTCGATTACTAATCCAGTTCCACCACAATTATTACAAATATCAACTTGAATTGAATTATCATCTTCTATTGATGTAGCTTTATGTACCTTCCGAACAACACCTTTACCTTTACATATTGTACACTGTTTTTGTTTACTAGCTCCAGTACCATCACATAATGAACACCGTTTTTTACGATTAACTTCTATTACTTTATCAATACCAGTAATAGAAGATTCAAATGTAATAGTAAAATTTACTCTAATATCTTGGCCTTTAATCGGAACTTTACGATTTGTTTTTTTATGAAAACTAGCCGCAGTATTACATGTACCAAATGCCTCACCCCAGCGTTTAAAATCATTACTAAATGACATTTTATTATCATAGACTTTTTTCTTACCAGCATCACTAAGTATAGAATATGCTTCATTCACTTCTTTGAATATAGATTCAGAATTTGGATTTTTATCAGGATGATATTTAACCGCTAATTTTTTATATGCACTTTTTATTTCAGATGTAGATGCGGACCGACTAACACCGAGTGTACTATAATGATCTTTCATACATGTGAATATAAATTATAAACCATCAAATTGTTCTCGATTTATTCCAATAAATTTATCGAGACGATCCCTAATATCAGTATGAAATAAATTAAACACAGGTATATTAAAATTTTGTGCAATTCGAATACCAAGACCTGTACCACCAGAATCACTGCCATCATGAGTATAACATATTACAAATTTAACAGGACTATTTAAATCACTACCAAGGATAATCATTGAATTCCGACCATGTAATTTACGAGCTATAGGACTACATGCATCCCAAGTTGGATGAAAACGTGAAGCTAATTCAATTGCCTCAGTAGTTGCATGTTTAGGTCTAAAAATTTCTTTATTGTTATTATATATAACTCCGTTTTCAAACGCTGTATCCGCACCTTGAGCACCACCACTACGTAAAATATAATCAATGGATTCGAGTTTAGACGCAACAGATGACATCATATCAAATATGAACGACGGTGTTCGCCCTCTAGAACCTATACCAGCATAATATTTAGACATAATTTATATTTATTGTAATTTACGAAAACGCTTACCAACACTACCACCTTCTTGTTCAGTGTAAGTACGCCCAAAAATTGCACCAGTCTTAACAAACCCACGAAATCCATCAGCCTCGGCTTTATCAGACCATAGATCCCAGTTATCAATTACATTGTCATGGTAATGATATAACCACATTTTAGCTTTAATTTCGTCAGGAAGTTCACGTAAACGTTCATAACTTGCATGAACGTTAGAAGGAAATAAACTAGTTTCACAATCATGAAAAATTACATCACATTCTTTTAAATAAGCAGTCATTGCATTCACAGGACAAAATTGAGTATCAGTTGTAATATAAATGCGTTCGTTGGTATCAGGATCAGTCCACATCAATCCGTATGAATTCTCAATTTTATATCGAGCTGATACATGCACAGTCTGTACCATATCAAATTTAATACCTTCCCAAATGAAATGTCCATTTTCCTGCACTGGATTTACATCAAAATATGTATGTAATTGAGCATCTTCAGTTTCAAGTCCACGAAGCCCACCCTGAAGACTATCACTCCATAGATCACGAGCAAGTCCAGAAGCAAACGATTGATTATCATCTTGTATAATATATTGACCTTGAATGAACATTTTAGGTCTTGGAATGGTTGGATTAAAAAAAGTACAAAATGCAAGAGCTTCAAGTCCACCAACATGATCAGCATGAATATGACTAATATAAACAGCATCAATATCAACTTCACTTAATCCCATCTCTTCATTTAAAGCCAATGGTGCAAAACTACCACAATCAATCATTAACCATTTTTTGTTTTGTCTAATTAAAAAATTAGATTGCCAATTCTTTTTTGTAAAAGCATTTCCACTCCCAAGCGTATACAATTCCATAATACATACCTTTATTTATTATTTATAATACATATAATATAGAATTAAATTAGTACATGTAAACAAATTAAATCTATATAATATTAAAAATGTGATTAACTATACATAGACCTAAAAAATTCTACAATTAATACCTCTTCATCAGTCATATTCTCAATACGATCATCTATAAGATCAATGATTTGTTCAAGAAACCCCAATCCATCAGTATTAACCACAGCCTGTAAAATCTCCTTTAATCCAATTTCACCATCAGTTGACGTAATCGCATAAACAGTTGTATCAATTGCTATACTTCCGGTACCTATTTTTAAATTTACATTAAAATTAAGCCTACCAGCAGCATCATACTCACGTACAATGGACTCCAATGGATTAGATTTACCCGCAATTACATCAGCCACATACATCTGTAACTCATTATCACTCATTCTACGAATAGCTGCAACTCTTTTTTTGTTCCACGTGAAACATTCCGACTTAGTATATTCAACATTGTTGGTTTTTGGATGATATAAATGTAATAATTCTACATCACCTGTACACCGTTTAATTGGTGAGACCAAACGGTTACATTTATCAACGAATGCATCATCTTCACCACCCCAACCTTCAAATTCTTCATCGAATCCGCCTACAACATCAAATGTGGTTTTATTAAACACATTTATAAGCCCAGTGTACCGATTAATGAACAAATCTTGCTTATGAGCAGATTGTATTAATGGATTACCTTTAATATATCGTCTAGTGTGAGCCTCATTGAGGAAATTTACACGTGAGAATGGAAAATATACACTATGTTTGATTAATTCTGTGATAAAAACTGAATTTTCAATCTTAGGTATAATACAATCAGCATCAGACATCATGATTATATCATAAGTTGCATAATTTCTGATGGTTTGATTAATAACATAAGACTTATTGAACCTATCTGACCCAACTTTAATTTGAACATGTTTTAATAATGGATGAATTGGGATCAAAACACTTTTAATATATGTACTATCAGACAATTGTTCAGCTATAATTATCTCAAAATCTGGATAATTAAACATAAAATTATCTACAACCGCAGCCAAATTACGTCTACGATAAGAATCTTTATCAAAAAATGGAATAATTACAGTTATCATTTTACAAATATAATTAAATTTCTATATTAATGGTATGATAGAACATTTTTCATCCGATTTAACTCGTTGGTTAAGTAATTTTTACCCATGTGATATCACATTTGAAGGTAAAACTTATACATCCATCGAACATGCTTACATGTCTGCAAAATCACTCGATCCAAATTGGAAACAATTCTGTATTGAAACTGAAGATCCAAGAGCGGTAAAAAAACGTTCTCGTGAAATCAAACTAATACCTGAATGGGAAAACATAAAAGTAGATGTTATGAGAGAGTGTGTAACTCAGAAATTCTCAAAAGAACCATTCCGTAGTAAATTATTAGATACAAAAAATGAATACATTCAAGAAGGTAACTGGTGGAACGACCGATTCTGGGGAGTTGATTTAAAATCAAATCCACCAGTCGGTAAAAATATGTTAGGTATTCTAATTATGGAAGTTAGATCTAATTTAATTACGGATGAAATATTATAAAAATCCGTCAAGTTTTTTAATCATCATATCACAATTATGAACCATACTATCATTTTCAGATTTGGAGAATTGTGATCGAAACGTTTCCATCATATATTTCATATGCTTCATTGAACTTTTCGCTTCACGTCGCTCTTTTTGTAACCGAGTTACTAAAGGTTCAACATCTCGTCGCTTTGCATACTTTCCAGATTTGTTAATTTTTTCTTTAATCATAGAATCATCTCCACCACGGCGAAGAATATTTATGTTATACCAATTAATTGACATGATAATACTTCCGGTGTTAGGGCCTTCCGACCACGTTACTTAAATTGTTTATATTACAATGTTAATTCACCACATCTTCTATTATTAATGTACACTAAAAATTATAAATCTAATGAATTTATAGTATATCCTTTCGATTTATAAACATCTAAATCACCATTAACCGATTCTTCAGATGCCCAATAGTAACCATAGCAGTTTTCCATTATAGTTCCACTATCAAGTTTAAATACAGGTACTTCAATTTCGATACCTAAATCATCATTTTCTACTAATTTATTTTCTTGGAATTCACCGAAGCCAATAAGTGTAACCACTTTATCTTCGACTGATTTAATTACGCCTATACGTTTCATACATAAGTCCTCTTTATGTATAAAAATATATACTACGGGAAGCTAGAATTTTAAATTAATATGCAACACCAGTAATTACACCGTTTTCATCAAGGATTTGGTCAAATAAAAATGCAATATCATCAACTTGGTCTTCAGCTACAATCACAGAATCATGTACGGTACAATACGGGACGTTAAATTCAGTATCAATTCGTGGACATACTTTATTAAAAATCAACTCAGCTTCATTACGTTGTAGTGTATGAGATAATGCTTTATAATCCCCATGTTTAAGATGATTCATAAGATTAGTTATAACAGGAAATTCAATTTGCCATAATCTATCCATTTTTGTAACTGCTTTACCTTTACCTTGTCCAAACACATATGTAATCCACTGTTTCTTAATATATGAACGAGATTTATTTTCTTGATTAATTATATCCCATTTTTCTTGAAAATATTCATATATACCTTCACTACGTAAAATATGATTAAACTGCTTCAACTCAATACGTGCTTTAGTAATAATTGTTTCAAGTGTTTCATTTTTAATATACGGAATTGAATCATTTAAATGACCATCATAGATATGACCACCAGTATAATTATTACGATTATTTACATATTTATTTCTAACATCCACACGTGGTTGAGATGTATTCATATCCAATAATTCAAACATAGTTTTATGTGAATGATTCTCTAAATTATCAACATAATTATCCATTAACGTATACAACATAGACGCTTGTGAAGATACAATATCAACACCAATTGCTTTTTTACCATTAACATATAAAAAATTCTCACGAATATGTTTTGACAAGTTAGTAAAATTTGTATGGACTCGATTATAACTATCTTTTGATATGAAAATAGCTAAATCCGATTCATCTTTAGAATTAATGCGTTTACATTTATCTATTTCAATATCCATTTTTGTTTGACTTAAAACACCAGTATCAACTAAATTTTGCATATAAATTTTAGCACTATCAATATCAATACTAAAATTTTTCAACATATCATATAACTTACCAAGCATCTCATCATTAACATTATTACCAAGAAATTCCTTTTTCCATTGAAGTATTTTACGAAGAATAGTTTTTTTAGTAATTGAATGATCAATTAATTTACATTTTTTATATTTTTTTGTTAATGCATAACATTTACATTTTCCTTCATTTTCTGGTGAAGAAACAATATAATGGTTATCAGTTTCAAGATAACCATTATCAATTAAATACTCTAAATAGCGTTTGTAATGTTTACCAAGTTCTTTTCGCAATATTTTTGAATAAAGCGGAATTTTATTCAGCTTCTCATATTTCCTATTATACATTGGAATTTGAATTATTTTACTTATAATATATAAAAATCCATCAATACTATAAGGAAATGATGGTGGTTTTATATTAATCATAATTAATATTTCACTTTTCAATTTTTCAGGTATTTTTATTATAACTTGATTATTATTATTCATTAATTCCAAATATACATATTTATTGTATAATCAGTAAAATATTTTATTTGATAAAAACGATTTGATCAAATTTGATTAGATTGAAGAAGGGGGGGCATGGGGATTACCCCCATTTATGTTTTCCCTTTTTGAAATACGAAATGTATAAACTAAGAATAAATAATGAAATGGAATATCAGATGGAACATCAAATGAAGAAGACAACATTAATTGCATATATGGAAGCTCAAAAAACAAAGACTCATACAGATGAGTTTGTATCTGCTATATTTGAAAGTAGACCGGATATAATGCAATTGGATGCAGCAACACGTGGTGATCCTAGTGCGATGTATGATATTTCAGATAGGAAGCGTAATGTCAAAAAGAATGAAGAAATGCAAAGGTCTAACTCAGACGAAGAAGTCGAGGAAGATGAAATCGGCGATATCGAAAGCGATAACGGGGACGGTATCAGGAATGACGAAGACACGGAAATTGAAGAAAGCGAGTCGATAGAAAACGATGAGCCGGAGGATGGGTCGGAAGAAGAGGAAAAGAAACCAACCAGTCAGTTAGATATTATTGACAATTCCGGATATAAGCAAGTTGCATTTAATGAAGCGTTCAATAATATGACTGAAAAAATGTATCCGCAAATTTCTGATATTTTTACAGAAGAAGCAGTTGGATTGATTCAAGAAGGTATTGATTCGGACTGGATACCTGTTGAGCGTAGATTATTAATGTGTAACGAAGAAGATTATAAGTCAAGTAAAGAAAAAATGCGATGTTATAATTCATCGAATCCACGTGGTATGGGAAAAACTAATATTTTTAAACGACAATACCTTGATAAATATTATAAAGCTACTTATTCAGGTAAATTAGAAGCTGCTAGGGGTAAATTTATTATATTTGAGCGAAAGGATATAAATGAATCAATTGAAATAATGGATATATCACCAAAATTAAATGGGGTTACGTTTGCAATAAATAGTAAATTGAGTTCGGAAGCTGATGATTATCTTATGAAAGGTAGTAAATTACATGTTGATTTTATATTTAGAGAAAGTATTATAGAAACCGATGAAGAGTTTGATCCAGCAAATACTAGAGATGTGTCAAAAAATTTTAATTCGGAATCGTTAGAAGCCGAAGAAAGGGAAACCCAAAGTAATGATTAATATTAAAAGGCTCACTGAAAATCTTACAGAGATGAAAGAGAATGCGTTACTTGAAGATACCTTTAGAAGTTTAAAAGATCAGGTTGATAATGGACGAAAACGTAGTGTAACTAATGCCAAATTTGTAGGTATTGATCAAGCTAAAGATGGAGCTGCACGTACTCATTGGAAAGTTCCTAGTGAAAGTAAACCAGGTAAATCATATGATGTAGTTGTTGAAATAGTTATACCTGAAAAAGGTGGGTTATTTGCGGTTGCTGCTAGTCCATGGAATTTAAAAGCTCATGCACAGACTTTAGCTAAAGCTGATGTTAGAGTTCATTGTTCATGTCCAGATTTCTATTGGTCTGGTATGAAATATAATTTAGGTCCGAATGGACCACATAAAGGTTCACTTGCACATGACCAAAAATCGGATGTATCTGAAGAGACATATCCAATCAAACCACCAGATATTCGAGATCCTAATCGTGAGAATGTAATGTGTAAGCATTTAAGTAAAGTATGGCGATCGTTTACAACTAGTGGTACAACTATAATGAGTCAAGCTCGTAAATATTCAAAAGAAAATGAAATTATTCCGGTTGATTCGACAGTTACTCGTGATAGTGATGATGGTAAAGCTATACTCAATAAAGATGTTGAGGGTGTATCTGTAACCGAGGGAGATGCTCGACATATTACTGATTCGTTATTTACTAGTATGAAAAATTTTGTAATAGACAAGGTATCGGGTTTGAAGAAATTATGGAGAAATAAAAAGGATGTAGTTGATACAACCGATGATGAGTTTAATGATCAAGGTGTGGATGAATTTATTGATGAAGAAAATCAAGATATTGAGTCAATTGAAGATGAAATTGAAGAGGTTAAAGATCAAGGTGCTGAGGATATCATTGATGAGACAAACGATACTATTGATGTAGATGGGTCTGATATTAAAGCTGATGCAATTCTTTCCGAACATGAAAATGAATCTGAAAATGAACCTGAATCTAGTGAAACACTTGATGAGTTAGATAATGAATATTCAGCAAAGGACATTTTATCACGGTAAGTTGATTATAAATAACGTATTTTAGTATTAAATATACATTGTACGGTAGATGAATATAAACACGATAAGTAATAAATTAGAACTTACATTTGATATGCATAATCATAGAGATGCACTGATTAAAATTTCTGCACCTTCTCAGGCTGATATAAATAGTATTAATGGTATTCTATATGCGAGTTTTTCTTATATGAATGAGAAAAAACGATTTAGTTGGGAATTTGAAGAAGGGTGGGATGATGGTATTGATTATGTTTATAATAAAGCATGTCAGACTCTCCCATTAGGTCTTATACCGAGGGCGGTTAAATATTTAAAAGAAAGTCGTCCGAATTTAAAAATCAATGTAAGTAATTCGATCAGAAAGATTTATTCGAATCCAAATGGTGATATTACGATTGATCAAGTTAAAACATATGCTAATTCGTTAAACATTTATAATCGAATTGAAAATGTAAAGATTACTCCATATGAACACCAATTACGTTTAGTGCAACAATCATTAAATCGCAGACGAGTATCACTACTTGCGTGTACATCTGCTGGTAAGTCATTATCGATGTATATCAATGTACGGTATCTAACTGAGGTTGAACGTAAACAAGTATTGGTAGTTGTGCCATCTACAAATCTGGTTAAACAATTGTTTACTGATTTTCAAGATGATTATGGTTGGGAAAAAGCTAGAGATAGTTGTACGTTAATCTATGGTCAATCTGAGGACAAACTTACAACCAAACAAAAAGCAGCATTGAAAGAATTGAATCTTGGTGAAGAAGCAATTTTAAAACCAATTACAATTTCAACATGGCAGAGTCTTCAAAATAAACCACCTGAATTTTTTGATGTATTTGAAGCTGTTATGGTGGATGAGGCTCATGGCACTCGTGGTGCGGTTCTTCGTGATATACTTGGATTATGTAAAAACTCTACTGAATTTAAAATTGGATTATCTGGTACATTACCTGATGATGGGTTAGATGCTGCATGGATTGAAGGTGCATTAGGACAGAAGATTGTAATTGTTCGATTAAAAGAATTAATTGCACTTGGAATTCTTACTCCGGTTGAAATACATACAATCAAAGTTCCGTATGAAGAAAAAATACGACCTTATATATGTAAACAAAATTATCAATCAGAATATTCATTACTTACAAATAATGATAGTCGTAAGCGTGTAATGGATTTACTAATCAAAGCAAAAAAAATTACAACTGATGAAAATACGGTAATGTTGTATAAAAATAAGGGTACTCTGGATGAGATGTATGAATATATGAAAGAAGCTCATCCACAGTTTAAATATCATATTATTAAAGGTGAGATTGATGTAAATGAACGTGAGCGTATTCGTAAAGAGATGGAAAATGGCGGTGGTAACATTATCATCGCTACTTATGGTACAATGAAACAAGGTGTAAATATTAAATTATTACATAATCTTGTATTTGCTGAATTTTCTAAATCAATGTATGAGGTTGTACAGTCAATTGGTCGTATAGTACGACCACATAAAGATAAGAAGTTAGCCCGTGTGTTTGATATTGTTGATGATGCGTCATATACAACTAAACCACGTAAAGGTGGATTTGGTAAGAGTAAACTTAATTATGGAATGAAACATTATGAAACACGTAAGTTTTATTACGCTGATGATGATATACCTGTAATTGAATTAGATTTAACTGGGATTTACGAAGCTACCATAAATGTAGCTGACGTTGAAAAGAAAAAAGAAGCCGCTAAAAAACGAGCGGCTGCTAAAAAATCTAAAAAGAAATCTACTATTAAAGGTAAAGGGTCCAGGTCTAAATTTCTTAACTAAGAAGCGGTGTTAGATTTGATTTTTTTTCTTCAGTAACTATACTATTACCCAGCATCATACGATCCATTAAAATTTTTTGAGCCGCTAAAGGATTATTAGTTGGTAATGCGTTAATTGCTGGTATCATTTTTTTGTTTTGTTCCATGATAAATAACTCCATTTTATTATAGTTTATAATATATTTTATTTTATATGAAAATTTGTGGTATAGATCCTTCCATTAACTCAACTGGGAAGTGTATTCTTGAGTTAAATGATGATGATTATAATATTATCGGTGTTACTTTTTATGGTTATAATAAGGTAAAAAAACATTGTTTCCCTAGAAGTAGTAGTGTTGAAGTGTTTCATGTTGGTACTCAGTATACTAATATGAATATGTTTGATCGTCAGAATATCGTATATGATTATATGATAAAAGATATGGAGGATGTAAGTCATGTTTCGTTTGAAGGGTATGCATTTGGTGCGGGGTCAACTCGGGCAATATTTCAATTAGGTGAGTTCATCGGTGGAATGAAAAAACTGTATTATGATATGGGAAAGGGAATTATAATTTATCCTCCTCGTGCGGTTAAGCGATTTGCTACTGGTAATGGTAATGCTGATAAATCCCAAATGTGTAATGCGTTTAAAGTTGAATATCCACAATTTTATCCTAAAGAATTTGAATTAATGAAACAATATAGTGATCCCCATGGTGATTTATGTGATGCGTTTTGGATTGCTGAGACCCTTCGAAATCATTTAATTTATGATGTTTTAGGACCTGATCACATGGATGAAGGTACAGTTGCATTACTCGAATCAAAATCAACTAAGAAATCACATTCGATTGTTGAAACTGAGTTGGTCAGGAGAAAGATTATACATGAATAGTGATATTGATAAATTTGTTAATTTGATTATAGATTTGATTGATTTAAATGAAAATATTTTAAGTGTGATTAATTATGATAATTTAATGGACAAGCGTGCAGCTATATTGAATTTATATGATGAGTATGAATCTAAGGTGGATAAAAACAAACTTAGTGATATTGAAGTAGATTCATTAAAGTTACTTAATTCATATCTTCAACATAGTAATACTAAAGTTATTAAGTTTCTTCAAGTGCGGATTATAAATCTTCGTATAAAAAAACGAATACTTGAAGATCGAAAAAAAAATTTAGATTCTCATTAGAATTTGCTATATTTATCTAAAAGGAATACACTTAATGAAAAATTATGATCCATTAAAAAGTTTCCCACATTCAAGTAACAGACTTGTTATTATTGATTGGGCTAGTTTATCATATCATCAATGGCATGGTATTAATACTAAATTAAAAAATTCGTATATGACACAAAACTCAGATGAAGATGAATACGGAAACTCTGGTAGTTTCGAGCGTACTCAAGAAACTGAGCTTGCGATGTGGCGAACTAGTATGTTAAATCGAATGATGCGGTATGTAAAATTATTTAATCCTATTGATATAGTAATTGCACTAGAGGGTACTGAAGTTTGGCGTAATGGTGTTGTTAAAGATTATTACGGTGAAAACTGTACGGTTTACTATGATTCATTTGCATACTATCTTCGATATGATAATTTTTTATATAAAGTTACTCAACGAGGCGAAGACATATTTGCTGAGAAAAAAGATTTTGTTAAAGATTCGGATCTTATGGATAATAATTTCAAATTATTAAAAGATATGCCAGATCGTGTTCAAAAAATGATGTGGAATGCATACCTCCCGAATGGCACGGCTCCACTATTACCTAAATATAAAGGTAAACGTTTAAAACAAGCGTGGGATTTTATTACCGATAAGAAATTCTGGCGTGAATATAAAGAAGAATTTGCAAAAGAATTGTCAGGTGTATTTAGGGCTAAGACTGTTCGTAGAATGGATGCTGAAGGTGATGATATAATTTATGTTGCATGTAACTACCTGAAAAATAAATATGATTCGGTTGTATTAATAACGGGTGATAGTGATATGAATCAATTATTAACAATTTCTAATTTAACAATTTATAATCATCTACATGACCAATTAGTTGTATGTAATAATCCTGAAGATTATTTAGAACTTAAAATCCTTCAAGGTGATAGTTCCGATAATATTAATGGTATGGCACTTCCTAATAAGAAAACACAGTTAGGTGGAAAAGGGGCTGAAAAATTATTTGAAAGTACTAATAATATATATGCAACTGCACTGGCTGATGGTTGGGATAAACAATATCGCCGAAATCAAACATTGATTGATTTAAGTTACATACCAACTACAATTCAACGTAATATATGTGAATTGATCGATGATGCAAAAGCTGAGTTATGTGACCTTGAAGATATGTACAAGATTCAAGTAAATAGAAAAACAATTGATAGTCTTGTTAATATGAAAAATCTTGGATTATATTCGATGTTGGATAAAGAATATGTACAGGAACATCCTGATATTTTTAATCCAGCTCAATTTGAAGCCCAAGAAAAAGCTGAGGAGATTGCTGTAACGTCAACTAAACGACATTTTGGTGACCTTAGTGATGTATTCGATGATCCATTGAAAGGTGAGAGTATTTTTTAATGCATACTATATTACTTCGTAGAGTCACATTTAGCAACCTATTGTCATATGGTAATGGTAAACATGAAGTTCGTTTCGATGATAATGGATTGACATGGATTAGAGGGTCCAATGGTGCTGGAAAGAGTACTTTAATTGAAGCACTTACGTTTGCATTTTTTGGAAGTGCATATCGTAAGGGTGAGAACGGAACTTTGCAACTTAAGAAACTAATTAATACAGCTAATATAAAAGGTAAGCTTATAGTTGAGGTTGAATTTGAACGAATAGATTCCAAATCGCATGAAGTATTTTTACTTACTAGACAGTTAACTAGGTCTGGTACATCTTCGTTTAAATACAAAAAGAAATTATTTACTGATGCTGAATATGGTAAAGATGAGGCTAAAGGTGCTGGTACAACTCAAAGTAAAATTGAGTCTGAAATACTTGGGTTCAATAAAAATATTTTTGAGAATGTAATATCATTGAATACTATACAACGTGATCCAATTATTGAAATGAAACCAGCTCAAAAACGTAAATTAATTGAATCAATACTTACGTTAAATATTGATAAGTTTAAAGACTCAAATGGTAAAGCTTTAAAGCAAGCTCAAACTAAATTTGATGCTGCTACTAGTGATGTCGAAAAATATTTAAAAGATGTTAACGAACTTCAAGTAATTATATCACAGATGGAAAAAGAACGTGCTGATGATATTAAAGAACTTGAACTTGAACTTGAACAAATTAATTCTGATATTGAAGTTCAGTCAAAGGAACATGCAATTGCACAATCAGAACTTGATGGTATTATTAACGATGGTAAATGCAAAAAAGCTGAATTTAATGCGTTAGGGGATATAGATTTAAAAATTGCGGATTTAGGTGAAATTAAAGTTTTAATTCCACAGTTACATAAAGATGAAAAAAAACTAGTAGACGCAAATAAAACATTAACCATTGTGAATGGTATGTATGCTAAAATGTGTGAGGTATGTGAGTCATTTAACCAGGATGAGTTGATTAAGTCGTTAGATAAAATTAAGGCTGATATCGTTACATATACTACAACTATTCAAAGTAAAACTACGGTAAGTGACATGAAAAAAGAATCAATGGATTTAATTCAAAAAAAAGTAACTGAGTTAAAATCTGGTGTTCCTTGTAGTACATGTGGTAAACCTTCAACTGATAGTGATATCAAAACAATTAAAGATTCATATCGTTCTGATTGGGTATCTATTAATAATGAGTATAAACAATTACTTATTGAAATTCAAGCATTAACTGATAGTGTTGATGTTCTTACAATTGAACGAGATAAAGTTGAAACTCAAGTCAATGAGAATATCAAAGTATTTGATGAGCGTAGTGAATATTGGGGAATGACTGTTCAACCAGCTGAATTTGCGATATCATCAATTGAGAGTGACATTAAAGATAAACGTGATAAAATTGATGCGTATAAAATTGCGTCGGTTGAAGAAGTTGAAGCAAACATAAAACAACTTGAATTTGATAAAGTTACTAAAGATACACTTGCTACTACATTGAGTGATCTTAGATCTAAAGCATCAACATTAACTGAAAGAGTTACCGGATTAGTTACTGCTATTAACACACTTAAAAGTAAACGTGATGTAATGATAAATAGAATCGAAACTAAACGACTTAACACGTCTAAAGATTCATTCACAGCAACTAAAGATAAATTAGCTGGTGCTAATCATGATTTAGAAACTGCACATAACCGGGTTGATAAATACTCGGATCAAATTTCAATTAATCAGTATATCGCTGGTATGTATGCTGATGATGGAATTAAAAAACTTGTTCTTGGTATTTTTGTTCCTAATTTAAATCGAGCAATTGCAGATAATCTAGTTCGATTTAACCTTCCATATACATTAAAGTTTACGGATTCAATGGATATGGAATTTTCAAGTCGGTTTGGAATGGCGGATAGTTATTATGGTTTATCTGAGGGTCAGAAACGTAAAATTAATTTTGCAGTTGCATTGGCTCTTCGTGAATTTGTATCAAAAATTGCAGATTTTAAGATGAATGTATTATTTTTGGATGAGGTACTTGACATATCAACTGATCCTGAAGCATATGTGGATATGGTTACATTACTTAAAGATAATATTACTATTATTGGTAATGTGTATATGATAACACATCGTGGTGATTTAGTTAAAGAACAGTTCGATGATTGTATCGAATTTACCAATGATGGTCGATACTCAAGTCTACATAAGATTGATCTATCCACCGAAGATTGATTTAATTAATTAATTATATGCTCATATAAAAAATATCTTAATATTAAGTATGCATCACTTGTGCATGAAGTATTAAGATATGAACGAATTAACATTTAAAAATTTAGTTGACCTTAAAGCCGATGAGTGGAACACTCTTGTTGCGGCTGGATATGATATTGATGTTGAAGAATTAAAAGATATTATAACTAGACGTGAGCTTAGATTACTTGAGAATAAACTTCAACATAATATAACCAAAGATGAAATTGAAGAACTTGCTGTAATACAACAAGACGAAGATTCACTTAATGTAGAATTATTCAATGAGGGCGATACTTCGATTGTATATGAACCTACTGTAATTGATAAATTTGTTGTTCGTATTACTGATACTGAGGATATAGTTGATTCAATTGCGGTAACCGGTAAAATCATTGTTGGTGCTAATTTCAATAAATCTAATTTATCCAATAGTTATTTTTGCGGATGTACTTTTTATAAATGCGATTTAAGTAATGTTGATTTTGGGAATAGTGTATTTACATCATGTGATTTTGTTTCATGTGATATGGTATCAAGTGATTTTACTGGATCGACAATTGCTCGTACACATTTTTATGAGTGTCTTTTATCATCATCTACATTTGATTATGTGGCTTTATCTGATTGTATGGTGGTTGCATGTGATTTAAATAAAGTAACCTTCATTCAATGTAGAGTTTTGTTTACTGGATTTACTGATAGTACATTAATTAACGTTGATTGGAAAGATTCTGACATCGTGCAGTGTACGTTTACGATCTGTAACTGTAGTGACTCGGATTTTAAACGAGCGGTTATAGTTGATTCAGTTATTATTCGAACTAATTTAATGGGTTGTGATTTAAATTCTCTTTCAGTTACATGTTTAACAATATCAAATTGTGAATATGAAGATAAATATAAACATTTTTTTGAGATGGAACATTTACTGTATAGTCCTGCAATATTTGAGTGGGGAAATAATGTTGAATCTGATGATCCTGATATTGAAGATTATGATGAAGATGATGACGAAGGGAAAAACCTTTGGTAAATGAGATGAGTGATGACTATTTATACAATGATATCGGATATAAACATGTTTCAATGCACAAACGTGTTTTGGAATATGATCCACGCAATACTAATAATCCTATCATACTAGAGTATTTTAACACAATCGATAGTGATCGTAATAATACTAATACATATTATAGTATTTTAGATGCTGAACGTTCACGGACGCAGAATAATGCTAACTCACTACCTATATCGTTTCTATCGATGTGGCATCAATTTAATATGTCATGGGTAGATGTTATTCATCAGATGATTTTTATTGATAATGTATATGCTACATTTGTAGGTGAATATAAAAATGTAATTGAGAATGTAATTATATATGATAATATTACTGAAAAGGAAGCCCTTGTGTATCGATCCCATAATACAGGTGAGACTATGTTTCACGTTGCTTCTAAATTATGGTTATATCGAAAATATATAGAATCTAAGAATGGATCAATAAATATTAATATCGATAAGGAATTGAAATATCTTTTAGAGTGTTACGAGGAGTTAGAATTTTATTTAGGTAAAGACCGAAAATTCTGTATCCTTTATTTAATGGATTTCAAAAATAAAACTCTTGTTGATATGCTAACTGAGTTTGTCGAGAGTTTGGAGTTTAATGATATATAGAGTAAAAACGGAGTAAATTATGGCTAGAAGAAAAAAATTAACAAAAGAAGAGGCAGCTATTGAGGCTAAACGTCAGCGAGAAATGCCCATTGCGGAGAGATTGCAATCGATGCGTACCGGAAGAATTGATAAAACTTATCTTACGGAACTTGTAGTTGAGTATAAATTTAAAAAAAATATTGATAAAGCATATCCAATGCCACGTGAATTGGCTGAAGTTATTCTTATTATCATTGATAAAATGCTCGGCTCGTCGTCATGGCGTAATTATACAGATGATTGGAAAGAAGAATTTAGAGGTCGTGCAATTGAACATGTGCTTAAATATGCTCACAATTTTGATCCTGAAAAATCTAAAACTGGTAAAAACGATCCATATAATTATTTTGCAATGATTATTAGTAATGCGTTTATTCAAAGTTGGAAGAAGTGTAAAGTATATGCTGATAATAATGTTCTTCTTAATGATGATATATTATACAATGCAAACAATTGGGATGAGGTATATGAAGCTAATCCAAATATGGGAGTAATTACACCAAATACAGATGCCATCGATTGGGGTCATTTTTAATATAAATAAGTCGAGTTTTCTTTATAAACTATTGAAAACGATATTATAGGTCCACAGTGAATACAGATTTCAATTATTACGACTTTTTGAAGAAAAAAGAATTTAAGTACGATGTAAAGGTAGATTTGAGTGGTATTAACCTTCAAGGTGATGCTACGACTACAGAAGTAGATCCTGATACAGGTGAAGCATCTGAAGTTAACCTTAACGAGACAGTTGATGAAAACGTAAATTATGTGTATAATTTGTATCCGAATCGGAGTATAACATACCCAACTACTGAAGAAAATGCAAATGGGGTTGAAGTATCCACTACTATAACTCGATATGATGGACAAGATGTTGTAGAGGTTGAAAATATAGATTTTGATACCTCCGATAATCCGGTATCAATTACTGTTGGTACTGATAATACTGTAATCCCAATTGTTCCTAGACATACTCTTATGCAGGATCGTATAATTGAAGATAATATTATTATATCAACCGCAATTTTCGGTGAGTTAGAAGATTCACTTGGTAGTGATTTTAATGGTATTAATATATTAAACATTACAACGGAAACCCCATTATATGGATTTAATATACCTTTCACTGATGAGCGGGTATATCAAGCTAACATTAATGAGACTGGATTTATAGGTTATGACCGTGTATATGTAACTATTGAAGGTGCTGACACTGAAAGTATGAATGGTGAGTTTGAGGTATCAGTAATAGCAAGTGGAAATAATGCGTTATTTAATATTAGACTAAATGATAATACTATTACTGAAAGTCCAATTGGTAATTTAGGGTCAATTACACAGATTAGAATTAATTATGGTGGGTATGCAAAGCGAACTGCGTTGATTGATCGTGATGTGTATGCTGCACTTGGATTATGGGATACTAATAATCTTAATGTTAATCAGGGAATGGATATTAGTGATAGGCATGCTGCTGGATTTTTAAGTAAGAAAAATTTTTATAGTCGATTAGGTGCTTTAAGTGAAAAGGTAACACCGTTAGGTATTGAAGTAATAACTAATGAATATAGACGATATGAAGTTGAAATTGATGATACTGATACTTCGGTTGATATAAATGTATCACATTTACCATATAATCGAAATTTCAGATTTGATACATCTATTACTGCTGGAAATACGTTTATTAATCGAAAAAATATTAATGGTGAATTACTGCCGTTATCGTCCGATGATATTACTCCATTTACATTGTCAGTTAAAGATGCGTTTACCGCACAGTTTGCAACTGCTGAAGAATTGAATGCTGAATTTATTGGTAGACTTACATCATTGATTGATGCAATGAAATCAAATCCAATTATTTATGCTGCTGTTGATCTAGATAGATTTACAGGTACTGATCCAAGTGCGGAACCGGCTCCTGTGTTAATTAAAAAATATGATCCAATTACACCATTAGATTATGGTGGGTTGATTGAATATGCTGAGAATGTGTTGAATATTAATGTAGAAATTGATGGTATCAATGCTGTGGCAGGTGAACTTCCTGAGGAAAATGCTGATATCGGAGAACTTCAATATAGTGGGATATATACTGCGTCTGAGGATAGTATACGTATAGTTAAGACTGAAAATGTTTTTGGTCATAAAACATATGAGCTAGATCCCAATCCACAAAGTGAAGAAAGATATATACGAACTGGATATCGAATATATGAAACTTATAATGATACAACTGAAGATGGTGAGAATATTGTTAGGTTTATGTATGAGAAAGGTGATCCTACTGGTAATAAAATTATTAAACATACGATCGAATATAATGATTCGGTTGATATATCTGAAACACTTGAGTTGGTTGATGGTCTCGAAGATATGATGGGTAATATCAGGGCCGTTGCTGCATTAACTGCTGTTACTGGTGGTGCGTCGGTAGCTGCTCTTGTGATGACTACTCTTAGAACAATTGAACGTAGGTTTGATGATCTCGATTATACAATTAAGCGTATTCGATGGTTCCAGAAATATACAAATCAATCTGTATTTGATAATGGTGGGTTTATTTCGGAAAATAGATTAGGTATTGCTGATTTTAATTATAATAGACAAATGAGTCGTATACTAATTCCTGTTGATTTTGGGACTAAGAAAGTCAAATACAAAAAAAAGAATTTTTTTGGATTTAAATACAATGCATATAAACGAATAGATCTTGGTATTCGTTGGGTAGAATTATCATTCATTGATACAAGTACATTTTCAAAATATAGAAAAAATGAAGTATCTACGGGTAAGTCATTTACGTTAAATATTCCATTTACATCAATTGATGTATTACCAACTGGTGATACTGTTCGTGGTACATTATTGAATGTGTTACCTGATGATATAATGGATCGTGATCAAACTACTGTTAATATAACAATTAGTGATCCTAATATTGATGAGTTTAATGGTGAATTTGTAGCAACTATTATAGATGATTCGACTATTGAATTTGTAGTTGTAACTAATGTAACGTCAAGTAGTGGTGTTACTTTAGTGTCATTACTTGCACCATTAATGCCAACCGAACCAGAAAATGATCCAGAAAATATTCGTGTGACATATAATATGCCACATTTGCCATTTGATGATGAATTGCGTGATAAGATATTTAATGATTTTGGTCCATTTGATCAATCAGCATATTCAAATAAAAGTCGTGGTGGTGATTATACTGTTAGTGATACAGGTGAGATCATTAATGATGATGATATTCCAGGTTGGGAAATATTTAAAGATTCAAGTAAAGAAATTAGTGCTATGCGTGAAGGTATAGATATATACAATAAGACTGAATTTTTATTTAAGATTTTACAAGATGAATTTGGTCGAAGCCGAGTTAATATAATTGAAACTAGTCGATCATTTCAAGATCAAGAGTATCTACAATTAGGTGGAAGTGTAAGTAGTTTTTTATCATGGCATAATTATGGACTTGCAATTAAGATTGTAATAACTCAAGAAGATGGTATTACACCAATTAAAGATGGAACCGCTGATCAAATGCGTTTACTTAATGTAGCTGAAGGGTTTTGTGAAGGTGCTAAAAATGGTGCATTTGGAAATCCTATGAATGTTGTGTGGTGTGGTCAATTGGTTACAGGCCCAGATTTATTTGGTTGGGAATTTCTACCAATCGGAGTTGATCATAAAGATGCACTTAAATTTCGTGATTCTATATATCAACAGAAGGATCCGGTGGTTGATAATTCATATGTTAATGTAACTGCTAATAATTATATTATTGAATCCGGTGCTGAGGTACCTGATGATAATAGTCCGTATATTTTAGCTAGTAGTAAAGGAATTACTGATGGTATTAAAATCAATGATGAGTATTGGGTACATCCTAAATATATTATCAATTATACAATTCCGAGTGAATTGATATTAAAAGATGTTCAAGAATTTTTATTGCTTGTTAAAGGTAAGATGAATGCAAATGGAACGTCGTTAATTGGGCGAAAGAAAATTTCTGAATGGAAATCTAAAAACCCTAGATCATTTACACAGTTAGTATTATTCTATGGATTAACTGGTTCATTATCAACTACTCGTAAATTGTTATCTGGTGATTATATTGAAAAATTTCAGAATATGGTTAATACATTATCTGAGAAAGATCCGGTTAGATTTGTAAAGCGTTATTTAGGTGATGATCAATATGCAAATATCAAGATTTATTTAGAACAGTTATCGGATAGTTCATATATTAATTTAAGTGATGGTACAATGACAACTCCTGTACTTGAAGCACGCTCAAGTCATCCAGAGGGTAGTGGTAATACATTTGGTCAAAAACAAGTTGATTATAATTCAGTTGAATTTGGTCAATTTCAGAATGGTGTATTTATCCCTGAGGGGGATGATAGAATTATTGAACTTAAAACAACTGAACCTGTAATCGATGGTTATGTCGATGGAGTTGCATATGAAAGTGATGCGGTTTTGTTACATACATTAATTGCAAATCAGATTGTAGATGAGTTTGATTCAATCAAAGAAGCGTTTAATACATTATCAATTAAATTCATGCATGATAAGTTTTTTGAGGGTTCTAATAGTTCATTTGCGAATTTACTTGAAAATGAATTTGGTGTAATAAGTACACAAGATGTTATGACATTTGATGCGTTGCGTAAGATGTATAATAGAATTGCTATTAACAGTAAAAAAACTGATAATGATGGTGGTGTCAGAGGTGCTGGTGCAAATATTGAAGCTCAGAATGAAACTGATGATATTGATAGAAATAAAATACAATCTGTATTTGAAAAGCTTGTATCAAACTCTCAGCTTACTGGTATAAAACGTGCTAGTTTAACTAAAGAGAAGCCGCTTATTGAACCATTAGCCAATGAAATTAAAGTTGAAGATGTAATTGAAGACATCCAGAATCGAAGAATTCCAAAAGTATGTGATATATTATAAACTAAGTGTAAACACATAAAGGCGGTAACATGAGTACTGGAATATATACAACACGAGACGATTTAGTTGAGTACGTGAAAGCAAGACTGGGTCATCCAGTAATAGAATTGGAATTAGAATTAGCGGAAAAAGATGGTCTTGGCCATGTCCATATGGCAATAAATGATACACTTGATTGGTTTTTTCGTTATAATCAAGATGAGGCTAATTATCATGACTGGATGGTTCTTTATTTAAAAGCTGGTATTATTGAATATGATACACCTGAAGAGGTAAGTGATGTTATTGATGTAGCACCTTCGTTTGGTAATGGGTTTACACCTTGGACTGCATTTGATGTTGGTGCTGGTGAGTCGCTAGTTGCAACAACGGGTTGGTCTCAATTTGATTTGGTTACTTATACTGCTGCACAGCGTTACATTGCTGATGTTAAGAAATTAGTTGGTACTCAATATCAAGTACGTTTTCATCCTTTTCAACATAAACTTCGTATTTTTCCAACACCTCGTACCGATCGTGTAGCTATATGTCGTATTTATCGCAAGGCTGTTATCGGTGAAGTATTTGCAAATATTTCATTTCGTGATCTTGTTGTTGCTCGTACTAAAATTTTATGGGGTGAAATCTTAGATAGAGATGATTATACACTTCCTGGTGGTGGTAAAGTTAATGGTGCTAGACTGCTAGAACAAGCTCGTGCTGATTTAGTTAAATATGAAGAAAAAATATGGGATGAAAGTGCAAAAGCATTTATTTTAACTGATTTGGATATGTAAGTAATTAATATGGCAGCAGAATTTGAAATTTATAAATATACAGGTAAAGAATGTGAATTTGGTACACCTGTATCAAGTATTGGTATAAAGAGAATTGATGCGGCGGTTCCTGCGGTATACGGCATTCCTATTGTACCAGCTGATGATGTAACTGATGTAAATACATATGCAATTTATCGTCCCGATGTGGCAAGTGATGATGGGTATTCATTTGAATCTATTTTTAAGTTTATTCTTAAGACACCTCCATCGAACCAGTTAAGTCATATGCGAATTTATCCAGCGACTGAACGACCAGATGATCCACATATTCCAATTTTAAAAATTGGATGTTCTCGTTCATTTTCTCGTCCAACTAATACAATGTCGTTGGTAGCAACTCATGATATTTGGGATTATACTGAAGAAAGTCCATTCCTTGTAACAGTTGGTAGTAATTATGGTCAATCGGTCGATGAACAAGTTGCTGTAATTAATTATAATATAACTCAACATGATATTGGGTTTGGTAACTTGATGTATTTAAATGACGAGCGTCAATTAAGTGTACCTATTGTTATGGGTAGTGGTCCATATACCTTTGTTGATAAAACAAGTGATGGAATGACATTCCAAATATATGATGTTAATACTAGTTTACCAATCACAGATTCAGCTATAGTAGTTAGTACTAATGGTGCTGGTGAGCGTGTAGTTACTATTAATCCAACTAATGCATTATTAACATCGTATCCAAATGGGTTTTTGTATGGTGATATAGCTGATGTTAATCTTGGTGGTACTATTGGTTGGTTAGATCTTACATCAGATCCAATAGAAACTGAGGTATACGATGTAACTGTGGAAAATCTACCTAATGGAAGTAAAGCATTTTTTTTAAATGGTGTGCGTAATCCTGTACTTAATTTCAGAGAAAATCGAATATATCAATTTAATAATCCTTATGGTGCAACCGATCCAATTCGGTTTTTAACTGATGCTGCATTAACTCAAGCTAATGTTGAAGATAAGATTATTATTAAAGGTATTACTGTAACTGATGGTGGTACTGCAAATGAAGTAGTGGTAGTTAATCCATCGGATATTAAGACAGCTGGTCAATTAGTTAGAGGATATCAATCTACATTTCATTCATGTTATGGAAATATAGTCAATAATACAAATACTGCATTGATTGGTAATTATAATATTAATACTGTTGGTGCTGGTGTAAGTAATCCATTAGCTGCTGGCGAAACTGATTTTATTTATTTACAGCTTAAGGTTACAGGTAATTCCACTGTGGGTCAAACTATACCTGAATTAAAAATAGAATATGATGAGAACTAAATATGAAATTATATCACGGTAGTGGAAAAAAATTTGAAAATTTCTCTAATGAGTATGTGAATACTGGGGAAGAAGTCCAGAAGTATGGTTATGGTATCTATCTCACTAATAGTATTGAGATAGCAAAATATTATGCTGATCGAGCCGCTGGTGTGGGTTATGTATATGCGGTTCAAATACCTAACTCATTAAATGTAGTTGATTGGAATGAAAGTATTGATACATATACTGTATCTGAGATGGCTAAACAGCTCATAGGAGCGGAAGTTTTTGATGCTGAAATTGATGAGATGGGAGAACATAGAACATTCTTTTTTCAAGACGATAAATTTGAAGAAATAATTGAAACTATTCTTGTTGATGGTGCTAATATAGAAGCATGGGAAAATTTACAAGAAGAGGTGGAAGATTATGATTTAAGTAATTTTAAATCTCTTATCAATAAATCTGCATTTGAGTTTTATCTTGATGATGGTATATCATATGAGACTGTTTATGATTTTATTTCAAGTACTCTTGGTGGAGTTACTGCAAGTAAGTTAATGATTAAGAATGGTGTTGATGGATTTAAGTTTAATGCAACTGAAGTTAATGGTGGAATTAATTATACAATATTTAATTCAAGTAATATTAAGATTATTAATATGCAATTAGAAAATGATGTCGGGTTGAATGAGAGTGTTATTCAGTTGAAGGGATTTATTAAATCGCATTTACGTGATGATAATAAGAGTTTAGTTGAAAGTATAATGAAAGGATATGTTAGTATATTCGAATCTGTTCGTGATGGATTATATTATCATGTAAGTAATGATAAATTTACTAATTTTAATGATTCTGATGGTGGTATTTGGTTTACGTTAAATAAAGCAAGTGCTATTAATGGTGAGGTTGGTGCTAGTGGTAATTCTGTATTATATACGGTAAAGTTAAATGTACATAATTTAGCTGGTTGGGATGAATATGATAATATGGATTTTTATGAACTAAAACATGCTGGGTTTGACGGGGTTAAATTAGATGATGACCTTGTTGTATTTGATGATAGTCAAATTAATATTATATCAGTAGATGAAATTAAAGGGTATAAGGATATATAATGAAATATAATGCGTATCATGGACGAACGGTAAATAGTAGTGAATTTAGTTTAAAATATGTTGGGCGTGATGAAGCGATTGATCAATTTGGTCCAGGATTTTATTTTACTGATGTTGAGCATGTTGCGGTTGGATATGCTGGTAGTGATGGAATTGTAATTAATG